ACTATCAGTCATGATGGGGTAGACCATAAAGACATTGACAGTTTTATTAATTATAATTTGCCCAGCAGTGTCCTTTCCACTGTGGGGGCCTCAGCAGCGGAGGTAGGGGTCACCTCTCGCTAACATAAAAGGTGGGGCACACTTTGTGGTGGGGTTGTGCCCCCCTTCCTTTTTTGATACAATGGAGAAATGGGTTTTATGCGTAGGTCTATTAGGCTTGGAATAAGTAAAGAGGAAAAGGTCGCAGGTAGAATAACTACTCTATTATCTGACTTTACTCTTGACTTAGAAGCCATTGGATTTTATTTAGCAAAATCTTCTCCCCATATTATTTATACTAGGGCTAATGAAGTTTTAGAAGCCATGCAGTATAATAAAGAAGTTGACCAACTGGACAGGGGAGTTTATCATGGCAGGCGGTAATATACTTCAAAACAAAATAACTATCCTTGCTGAGTTGTGGATGAACTATCGTGATGATGATGAGTTAGAGGATTTTATAGAATACAACGATATTGGTTTGCCATTAGCCTATTTGTTAATGAACGAAATTGTTTTACCAAGTGAGCAGTCAGCAATATATATAAATGAAACCTATGATTTATTACTTGGTGCTCTTGGCATACCAGATAAAGAGTGGGAAAGTCTGGATGAGATGTTAGGATTCCAGGCGTAGCCGTTGGCTCGGGCAAATCATATCAAACCACACATATTGGACATACATTTTACGAAAAGACATTAAGAAGCCTTTGAAAAAAATCCCAGATCGTGGGAGATTACGAAACCTATAAAATTTTCCAGATTCATACCAAACCTTTCAAACCTTTATATCCCAAACCTTCAAACCTCATATCTGCCAAACCTTCCTATCAGGAATATAGGGTTTGTTATACTACTAGTATTTGGTATATCTTTTTATCCCCGCCTTTTTTGCAGCCCCGCCAGGCGCTGAATCACAGTACTATTAGACATTACGAAGGCGGGAATTTAAATTGCGAATTATTTAAAACTTTTACCATAATTATCAAACCTTTTTAACTTTTTTCCTGGTGTTTTATAACTTTTTGTAACTTTTTTGTTATGTTTTTATGGGGGTTTTTGGGCTATGAAGGTTTGACAAAACCATGGTTTGGGAGTATAATGCATGCCCGCTATGGGGATAGGAAGGTTTGGGATAGGAGGTTTGGCCCGCCAGAGGATTACGACGCCATCTATAAAAGCGCTCTATCACCCATTACTCTCCACTTTACTCCACTCTTACCCACTCATAAAAATATCAGTAAGATTTATTTTTGTCTATGACAACTTCTAGAGGGTATCAAATCAGCCTTTAAAGCCTATTTTAAGCGGGTATCAAACCATCGCCCTGGTCACATATTGTCCATACCAAACCTTCTGATCAGGAATATTGGACATACTATCAAACCTTCATGTCAGGGATATCTGGGATATCTGGCTATCTGGATATAAGGGTTTGTATTACACTGGGGGTATTACGATACTCTTTGTATACCCGCAGATTTTAGGATATTAACCGCTATTGCCCATGTTGGGCATGGGAAGGTTTGATAGTTCTATTTTGCGCCTTGCCTTTATTGCCAAACCTTGATATAATTATTTCAGAGGCACGAACGATTGATGGATTTATCCGTGTAGTCGTAACTCTCTTGTTGGGGGAGACAGCAACATTAAATAACTGGCATACACCTGAGCATGTGGATAAAAGGCTCTCTTGCTTTTCCCACCGAAATTTGATATGATTGACTGATGAAGAATATATCTAACCTTATTGCTGCATCAGGATGTTTTAATTTGGATGAGGCTCTTCGTGCCGTCGCCGAACTTCATATCCCAGAAGGCACATTGGTTCACAGATGCCAAGAAGATAAAAAGCCTTGGCCTTGCCAAACCATTAAAGCCATTGAAAAAGAATTAACAAAATGAATTCAGTAGATTTTGACAAACCAATCAATCGGTATGTCTTTGAATGTTGTATTGATTGTGGAAAGTTTATTAGAACAAAAGATAAAGTTAAACTAAGTTTATTTATGTATGATCATTATGGACAAGAAGGTATTAAGCGTTGTTCTCATAAATGGTATGGAGAATTTGTTTGGACCCTGCTAAATTGGAGGCATAGAAACCCATGACAGAAATGACTAGTATAGGACAAGATTATGCTCAAAAAGAAACTAATCTAACTTGGGCAGAGGAAGATAAAAATCTTTGGAAGGGTTGGACCTATAGCCCTGAAAGAAATCGTTATTACTTTAATGATATAGGCAATGAATCTTTGGCAGCCTTTTGGGCAGACGAGTTTTTAAATCAGGCCTATGAATAAAAATTTGATATACCTTGCGATTTCAATGACAGAAATAGATACGGGAATTGAATTATCTACCGAAGAACGTAAGGATATGTTCAATAGAATACTGGCAAGAATAAAAGATCTTGAGCAACAAGATAATTAATATTATTTAATGATAAACTTATATTATGGAATATGGCAATTTAGATAAAATGCGGGAAGCCTTAAAAAACCGCCAAGATCCACATACCTGTGAGCACGACTGGGACTATATGGTTCAGGGCATGGCCAAAGGTAATATTTTTATTGAACTGTGCCGAAATTGTTTTGACACCAGAGGCACGGTAGAGAGATTTATTAATTAAATTCCGCCTTGTAAAAAACTGTCTAAAGTGATACAATGATAAGTATGTTCAAAAAAAAACCAATACTTAGATATGAATCATCTTTAGAGTATTATCAAAACTCAATAGTTCCTGCAAAAAATAATATACCAGAATGGTATAAAAAAATACCACAATGGCAAGATAATGAAATGTTTAATTTAAAAAGAGGTTTAGGTAGTACTGTAAAACTATGCATGCCATTTTTTGATGCTTTTGCAATTGGTTATATGATTACACTACCTTATGATATTTACATAACAATTGATGATGATGGAATGCCAGCCATAGGTTTTAGAAATTCAGTTATTCATCATCCTCGCATTAGAAATAATATAGCAAGTGAGAGTTTAGTTCCATTTGGACACCACCCAGTAGAATTTACATGGAATTATTGTGTATCTTATACATTACCAAAAGGATTTAGTGGATTATTTACACACCCATTAAATAGAAATGATCTTCCTTTTACGACTATAAGTGGAGTAATTGATGGAGGAATTGTTATGAATGCTCATGGAAATGCTCCATTTTATATTAAAAAAGATTTTGAAGGAATTATTGAACAAGGAACGCCAATTGCACAACTAATTCCATTTCGTCAAGAAAATTGGAAATCTAAAAAAACAAAAAATTTAGTCAAAATAGGAGATATTCATGATAATGCTGGAGGAAGTGTATTTAGAGGTTGGTATAAAAAAAATTTTTGGACACGTAAAAGTTATGAATAATTTAAATAAATTAATATTGTATGTCAATCAATAGAATTGTTATTTGCGAAATATGTAAAGAAGAAATTCAAGTAAGATCAGCAATGGCATATCAAACAATGTATAATCATATAAAGAGGCATAAATGAGAAACTCAAAAAAATTTAAAGAACTTATTAACCCTATAAATCTTACTGTTTATACAAAGTCTCCTGAAAAATGGATATTAATAGATAGAGAAACTGGAGAAACTTACCAGGGTAATCCTAATGGACACTGGGATAGGCTTGATCCAGTAATTAAAAATAAAAAGTAACTTTACAAAACAAAACAGATAGGGTATACTTATAATATGAAAAAAATAATAATAAGTACATTAATAATTCTTATGCTTCCTGTTAATTCTGTGCAGGCAGCAACAAAATCTTTAAACACAAAAAATAATAAATATGCTTGTAAAAATATTAAAATAAATTATAAATCAGAAAATATGGTGAAATGGGCTGATGGCTTGGCCAGTGACAATGATGTTTTAGAAGAAATTGAATCTAATATTAATATGATATCTAGAAAACAAAAAAATACAACTGGAAAAATTAAATCAATTATTTTTTCTTGGATCAATATAGAAAAAAATACAAAAATTGCACTAACTGATAAAAATGTTGAGGCACTTACTAATGCAATGACATTAAAAATTAATGTTATTAAACAATTTGATAATACTTGTAAATCTATAGAAAAATAACATGGACGAAAAACAATTACGTGAAAAAATAGCCCAAGAAATTGAGGCTATTGAAATTGAATCTAGCAAAACAAATGCGGTTGGTATGCAAATTCTTGCTGCAAAAATTGCCAGAAATCAAGAATAAAGTAAATCTGGTATCATAGAACTATGTTCTGTGATTATTGTGGTGGTAAATTGATAAATGGAGATTGTGTCAACTGTTATAAAAGTTCTAATGCCCTGAGAGAATTTGAGGAAGAAGATGACTAATTGGACAGATGAACTTAATGATAAACAAAAAGAAGAGGTTTGGAATTTTATTGTTTTTACTGTTAAAGAAATAAGAGAGCAAATAGCCAAAGATATTGAAGCAACTGTTCCACTTTGGAAATCAAGAGGCTTATTAAAATCTCGTAGAACACAAAAAGCCTTTGAAGCATCTGCTGCAATTGCTAGAGGTCAAAATGAAATTTAAAAAAAATAATAAAAATATAATTACTTTTAGAGCACAGAATGAACATGTTTGGAAAGTTAGAGAAAAACCATTTCCATCGTCAAATGCTCTGCCAGAGTGGTGGAAAGAAATGAAGCCATATAGTAATTTAGAAAATAAATTTAAACTTAATCCAGGTCCTACAGTTACTGTAAAAAAATGCGCTCCAGCATTAGACGCATTAACTGCTGGATACATAGTTCCGCTTTGGACAGATGTTTTTGTTTCAAAAGAAAATGATATTCCATTAATTCAGTGGTCATCACAAGAAGTTGTGTTTGATACTTGGCATGAAACGCAAGTTTCTAAATACGAAATACCAGATGGTTTTTCTTCAACAGTATTAAAATATATTCATGGATGGACAATTAAAACTCCACCAGGATGGTCTTGTTTAATTACTCATCCTTTTGGATATCAGAATATACCAATTAAAACAATTTCTGGAATAGTGGACACAGATATCTTAGAAACTGAAATAAATACTCCATTTTTTATTAAAAATAATTTTGAAGGAATTATAGAAAAAGGAACTCCAATGTTTCAAATAATTCCTTTTAAAAGAAGTGATTGGCAATCTAATTTTATTTTAGAAAATGAAAATCAATTATATTTTAATGTAGAAAAACTTAGAACAAAATTAATTGGATCTTATTCAAGATATCTTAGAGTAAAAAAAACTTATAAATAAATGAAATCTTTATGTCTAATATAATTTTTCTTGGTAACTTTGAAGTTCCCTATAGCAGTGAGAATCATCATGCTAAGTCTTTAGAGTCTCTTGGACATACCGTGCAAAAAATGCAGGAAAAGAAAGCAACAAGCGAAGAAATTTTATATAAAGCATTAGCATCTGATTTATTTATATGGGTACACACACATAGATGGCAAACCCCAGGCAAATTATCTATGACAGATGTATTAAAACAATTAAAGGCTGTAAACAAAACAACAATGACTTATCATCTTGACTTGTGGTTTGGTATTGAACGTGAAAAAGATTTAAAGGGTGATGATTTTTATACAAACATAGGTCACTTTTTTGCTACAGATAAATTAATGTGTGATTGGTTTAATAAAAATACAAGTGTTAAAGGACATTTTTTGCCTGCTGGCGTATATGATAAAGAGTGTTATATACATTCTGATTATGATATAAATAACTTTGAGCATGACATAATCTTTGTTGGTAGCAAAGGATATCACCCAGAACATAAGTATCGTCCACAACTAATAGACTTTTTACGAAAGACATATGGAAAAAGATTTTTGCATGTTGGTGGAGACGGAGATACTGGAACAGTTCGTGGTGATGCACTTAATCGTATCTACGCAAAAAGCAAGGTAGCCATAGGAGATAGCCTTAATATAAACTTTAACTACCCATACTATACAAGCGATAGGTTGTTTGAAAGCACTGGTCGTGGTGGTTTTACTATCTACCCTCGCATAAAAGGACTTGATCAATACTTTGAAGATGGCAAAGAAATTATATTTTATGAGCACGGGAATCTTGAAGATCTTAAAGAAAAAATAGATTATTATATATTAGATGGAGTAACAAGAGAAAAAATAAGAATTGCTGGTCATGAACGAACTAAAAAAGAACATACCTATGTTCACAGATGGTCTACAATATTAGAAACTTTAAACATCAAATGATAGAAATGATCAAAGCAACAGTTAATGGAGAATATAAAATAGTTTTACCAAAACATCGTGCTGATAGACCTGAGTGGTATACAGAAAAAGGTTGGGAAAAAAATAGATTACGATCAATGCATAATAATCTTGGAATAAACGATATAGTTTATTATGTGGGCGGAGAAGAAGGAGAAATGGTTGCTCTTTGTCAAATATGGGGAGCAAAAACTGTGATATTTGAACCTAATCCAAAAGTATGGTCACACTATCCATTACTATGGGAATCAAATAATTTAGACAAACCAATTGCCTGTATTCCTGGATTTGCGTCTGATAAAATAAATAATTTATCAAGAATTTATTATAATGAATGGCCACCAGAAGCAAATAATGTTATTGATTCAGCACACGGATTTAAAGAGTTATACTTAGAAGGTAATTCTTATGGTCAGATTACTATAGATTCTTGTGTATACGATCATAATATTGTTGCCCCTACCGCCATTTCTTTAGACGTAGAAGGCAGTGAAGGGCGTGTTTTAAAAGGCGCAGAAACCGTTTTAAGACAGTTTAAGCCTAAGATATGGTTATCTGGTCATCCAGAGTTTATGATGCAACAATGGAATGAATACTTATATGATTTAAGATTTTGGTTATGGGGACTGGGTTATAAAGAAACACTGCTTGACTATCAGCATGAAGTACATTTATATTATGAATAATATTAAAACATATTTATATTCTGTTAAAGAAGAAGATTGTGCTGCTGACAAATGGGACTATGGATTATTAAAAGAAATATTTAATAAAAATAAAATTAAACAAATTAAAGTAACATCTTTACCAGAGTGTGATCGTGCTTTTGTTGTAATTCCTGGACCACAAAATATAGAATATGAAGATGTAATAAATGTAGAATTGCAAAAAATAAAAAGACTTGTTTTGTTTATTACTGGAGATGAAAGTGCAACATTTAATATTGAAAAAATTAAACATAACAATTGTGAAATTTGGATTCAGTATCCACATAAAAAACATCAAAAATATAATAAATTGCCAATAGGAGTTCCACAACATTTATCAAAAAATTTGCCAGACTATCAAAATAAAGTGTATGATGTATTTTTTTCTGGTCAAATAACTCACCAAAGAAGAAAACAATTGGCTGCCGTTATGCCTAATATTCCAAATTCTTTTTATAATCCTACCAAAGGTTTTGCCGAAGGATTAAAACCTAAAAACTATTACGATAAAATGTTTATTAGCAAAATTGTTCCTTGTCCAAGTGGTGCGGAAGTAATTGATTCTTTTAGATTTTTTGAAGCCATTGAAATGCTTTGTTTACCAATAGGAGATAAAATAGACTCAAAAGGTATAAATACTGATTTTTTTAATTTTGTTTTTGAGGATAATCATTCTATAAAAACAGTTGAAAATTGGTCAGACCTTGTTGACATGATGCCATACCTGTTAGATGTTTATGTGTCTGAAATGCATCAAATTGTTTGTTGGTGGATTAAATATAAAAGAGATTTATCTATTAAAATCATGGAGCAAATAAATGCATAAAAATGATATAACGATTATTTTAGCAACATCTGTCATACCAGATCATCCTAATACCACTATGATAGAACAAACAATTGGTGACCTTCGTGTTCATTTTCCAGATAATGAAATTATAATGCAGATAGATGGATTAAGACTAGAACAACAGAATCGCAAAAAAGATTACGATGAATACAAAAATCGTATACTTTGGAAATGTTTGCATGAATATAAAAACATAGTTCCATTTGTTTTTAAACAGCATAGTCATCAAACAAATATGATGCGTGAAACAATCAATGAAATTAAAACACCTCTTTTACTTTATGTAGAAGGAGACGCACCACTAACGCCAGATATGCCAATTGATTGGGAAAAATGTTTAGATATGTTTGAATATAAAAAGGCTAACACTATTCGTTTTCATTTTGAATCAAGAATTCCTAAAGAACATGAACACCTAATGTTTGGAATTGAAGATGGCTTTATGAAAACAGCACAATGGAGTCAAAGACCACATTTAAGCACAAAGTCTTATTACAAAGATATTGTATTGCCAAGTTGCAAAGATATATTCTTTATAGAAGACACTTTTCATGGCAAATTACAAGATGAAATATTACCTTATGATAAATACAGTGAAGATGGTTGGCAACAACATAAACTATGGATATATCACCCAGAGGGACATATTAAAAGATCTTATCACTTGGATGGTCGTCAGGGTACCCGCAAATTTACTTCAGATGATGAAACCTGGGGTTATAAAGAATGAGATTGGGAATAATAGCAAGATCAGACAATACTGGGCTTGGTAATCAAACCAGAGAATTAGTTAATATGCTTAATCCTAATAAAATTCTTTTAATTGACTCTACTCCATTTAATAAAAATAAACAACATCCAGAATGGTATCAAGGTTATGATTCTCTTAAGACAAATGGATTTCCATCTCTTCAACAAATAAAAATGTTTTTAAACGATATAGATATTGTATTAAGTTGTGAAACATTTTATGATCAAAACTTTATAAGGTTTGCTAATAAAAGAAATGTAAAAACAATTCTTCAATATAACTATGAATTATTTGGCCATTTAGTAAATCCAAATCTACCATTACCAACGGCACTTTTATCTCCAAGTGTTTGGCAAATTGAACACATTAAAAAAATGTTTGGCTCCAAAACAAAAGTAATTCATCTTCCACCACCAACGAATGAAGAATTATTTAATAAAATAAAAGAAAATAACTTGTCTAAGTCTCATAATAGAATTTTACATATTGCTGGTAAAAAAGCAGCAAAAGATAGAAACGGTACTGAAACTGTTATTGATATGCTTAAGCACTCTAAAGCAGATTATGAATTAGTAATCAAAAGTCAAAGTGAAATAGAAACAAATATAAAAGATTCAAGACTTAAAATTGAAATTGGTAATCCAGACAATAGGGAAGACATGTATAATGGATTTGATGCTATGGTTTTACCACGACGTTATGCTGGATTGTGTCTGCCAATGAATGAGGCTTTACTAAGTGCCTTGCCAGTTTTTATGACAAATATATCGCCTAATAATTTTATATTACCGCCAGAGTGGCTAGTTAAGAGTGATTCAATAGGAACAATTAGAACAAAAGTTAGGATTGAATTATTTGAAGCAGATCAAAAATATTTAGCAAAAACAATTGATGACTATATGACTATTAAAGATAAAACATCTTACAAAGAAAAAGCATATAACATTGGAGTTGCAAACTTTTCTCCAAGTATCTTAAAAGATAAATACTTAGAACTTATTTCTCAAATTTAGTTTTTTGTTTAAACTGAGTCTTGAGTATACTATTCCAAATAATATCAAAAGAACTATCTGCACTAGATAAAAATGTATGCTGATCTATATTTAAATTATAAGATTTAAAAACTAATGGCCCCCTGGTATAAACCTTAACATCTTGCATCTCTGATCCACCGACTTTAAATATATTCCCATACATAGATCTCCATAAAAATTGATCGTTATTATTTAATACTTCTTGTAACTTTTCTTTTTCCATGATCATTGGAACATGTAACTCATAATCTAATGGATCATCAATCCCAAGTCCTTTGAGTCTTTTATATGTAGCATTAAGTTTTCTAGTATAGTTAGAATTACCGTTTATTTTTTGATATAAGTTTATTTTATTTAATAAATATCCGCCATGAAAATTCTCTATACTATCTATCTTTTTAATAATATAAAAGTCATCATTCATTAAAACAAACTCATTTGATATTTCTGGTGATGAACAAATCTTTTTTAAATTTTCTATAGCATTTTTATATTTAGTATGAACTTGGTGTACTTCAATATAATTTCCTACATACCAGTCAGGCTTACCGCCAACAACCCAGACATTAGAATCTGGAAAACTTTCAACGACAGACCTAATAGAATACTTTAGTTCTTCGTTAACGCCTTCCTTACATATATATACAAAGTCCATAATTCCCCCATTGTAAAAAATAAAGAGGGCAAGTTTTTAGGTTTGCCCCCTTTATCAAAAACAAACTACTTTTTCTTAGCAGTCTTTTTCTTTGCTGGAGCCTTCTTAGCAGGAACAATCTTGCTAAGTGCATCTGAAACGGCACCAGTATCTGGTAATACACCAAATGCTTTGTCGTTTGGATTAAGTGCTCTTAATGCAACGGGCGCTAGTGCAGCAACTAGTGCAGCCCATAGATCTTTTGGATCTGTTACGCCAGCCATGTAAAGTGCAATTACTGCACCAAGAACAGATCGTCCATATGATGCTAGTAATGCTTTTGTCTTATCATTAATCATTTTTCCTCCTAGGATATGATTTATATTATTTTTCTATAACCATTTTTTAAATTATTAAATTTTATATTTTTTATAAAAATTAATAATAAAAATGGAAATTTGTATATAGTAAATATAATACTATAAACAAAAACCAATATATTTTTAATAATGTTAAATATTAATTGCATTCTTTTTTTACCCATTTATTATTTTTATAAAAACCTTCTAAATTTATTAAAGCCATAATATTATCAACATATGGATTATAATTATCTTCATAAAATTTCTTTTTTTCAGAAACCCAAGATTCTCTTTTTATAGGAATAAGTTGTGAAATTGGAGTTCCCGCTTTTATTGTTCCTTCAAATCCAACTTTAAGTACCATTGGCATATTTACGTTTTTATAAAATTTATCAGAATCAACGATACCATGAAAACTATAAAATGGTAAATCAAACCTTCCTAAAGGATGCATATAAAGTAAACTATATCCTGGAGGGGTTTGTACACACCAAGTTGTGTTTACTTTTAAAATAATATTTTCATATCCTTGTGGTATTGGATATTCGCCAATCTGTTCAATTTTGTGAGATCCAATATATCCCTCATCGGTTTTTCCCCATTGAACCTTTCTTTCTCCTTCTTTGTTATATGTACAAAAAATATCATAAGGTAGTTTATAAGAATATCCATAAGTCATTGAATCAAAAAATGGAATACATGTTTTTGCTGTTCTTGAATTAAAAAAATCTTTAGATCCATCACTTATAATTCCATTATTTATATATCTTTTAAGATTTTTATACCATTTAGAAATATCATTTTTTATAGGTTCTGGGGCTGGAGTAACTTCTTCTGTGAGGTCTGTGGTTGGCCTAAAAATAATTTTTTTATTTTTCATTATTTTTTTTCCTATCTATTTTGTATGTTTGTGTTTTATGAAATCTAGTTGATAAATTAAGATTATGTAAATTAATTCTAAATAAATCTTTTTTTGTTGCCTCTCTAACATTAAATTTTGTTTTTTCTCTTTTAAAAGGAATGTATTGTGCTAATGGAGTTCCTCTTGGTATAAAAATTTCTTTTTTATCACTATGAATTAATAATTGAATATTTATTTCATGATAAACATCTGTATCTCTTACTCCAGGAATGACAGAAAAGTCTTCGTTAAAATGAAAAAATGTTGGTAACTGATATAATGAATATCCTTTACTTGTAAAAATATTCCATGGAATTTTTGTTTTAAAAACAAAAAAAGAATTTTTATTTAAAAATTTATGATCAACATAATCTAAATATTGACTGTTTGCATGAGTTTGCCAACTAAAATTAGCGTCTGAAACTGACCACTTCCAACTTTGATCTTCTGAATTATAAAATAAATATGAATCAACCCACATTGGAAGAATATATCCTTTTGAAAAATAGTCTGAAAATGATGGACAACTTTTAAAATTTCCAGCAAGTGCGCCATTAAATGTAAATTCTGTTTTTATTGTTGGACTTTTTTTCCACCAATCTGGAATATATTCTTTTGCTAATTTTGGTTTGCAATCTTCCAACATACTTAAACCTGGAACTGTGGTTACAAAATCAATTTTTGCTGTTTTATCTTTATTAAATAAAAAATTCATTTAATTTTTATTCTTTTCGGGTAATAATGCTAAAAGTTTTTCAGAATAGTTTACTAAACCTTTATTTTTTAAATCATCTGAAACTTCTTTTATTGTTTTTTGAGATTGTTCAATGTAATCAAAAGCCCAATCTCTTGAATCAGAAAGAAACTTTATAAAATTTTCTTTATGTACTTCATCATCAGACATATTGTGAGTAGTTTTAATCTGAGATGTTATCTCTTCTAATGCCTTGTTTTTAATAAAAAGATCAGCCAATAATAAGTTAGATTTTTTTAATTGTTGGAAGGTCGCCCAATATGCTATTGCAAATGAAAATGACAAAGTACCTAAAAATATTATAAACAACATCTCCATAGTATCTATTGTACTCTATCTCTAATTACGTGAGTTGCCCAATAATATAAACATTTATCGCAGCAAGGTTTATTATGTTTACTTTTGGTATCTTTGTAGAACTCTGAATAATAAATATTATCTTTACGATAAAGGTTGGCTCTATGGGTAATATTGACACGATTTACATGAGATACCGTGCTCCAGAGTGGCTTATCAGTACCCCACAAATGCCCAGAAACGGTTTCCAGAGCGTCTAGGTTAGCCTCATTGCCATCTGTCCTAATACCCCTAAGCCTAGCCTCTTTAATCATGGTATTGGTGTATATACGCAATGACCTTTCTGCATTTTTCCACATAAGTACCGCTGGATGATTACGCCAAGCACCAGAAGGTGATTTGCCAGAAAGGATTTTTAAGATTTGATAAGACTCTAATATTTGTTTATTTAATCTTTTATTATCCAATATTTCTGCACATTGTTCATAGTCTGTGTAAGGTAAAAAAGTTTGCATTATTCTTCGTCTATATCAAAAATATCTAGATCCGACAATCCTTTTAAATTAGATGCTACCCAAAGAGATAGGGCAGTAAGGAAAGATAATACTACTAATGTTAATATTTTTGTCTTTTTTTTCATATTGCTATCATTGCTCCACATCTTGTACAAGCATTATAACTTTTTCCAGTAAACGGACACGCCCCAGCAGCAACTAATGTATGTTTTTTAATTTTACAAATAGTTAGTTTAAGTAATTGACTAATCACTTTACTGCCTCTCTTGTTATTAAAACTATGGCTCCACAATCCTCTAGAGCCTTTTTAATTTTTACAACATACTGCAATGCTGATATTTTTTCATCATGCACCATATGTAAAAATTTTTTCTCATCCAATTTTACCGTAAGAAAGTGGTCGTTGTCAATAATCTGTATTCCAAAGTTTTTGGGTGCAGGAATAGAATGAACAACTTTACGCATATAATCTGTATACATGTTTAATAATTAATTAAACCACTCTTCATTATCTGAACATGCATAAAAAATAAATAAATTGTTTTGTACAGAATACTCTCTATATTTATTAGTTGCTAATTCTACTAAATATTCTTTCATTTTTTCTGATTTATTAATTTTTTTAAAATTTTCAATATCGTTAAGACAAGAATTTTTTACATTTTCTGTAAGATCTATACGATTAATATATTTATATAAGTTAAAATATTTTGGAAAATCTGAATTTATTGGTCCAGCACAATCTGTATATAAAAATATGCCATTTGGCTTTAAAACTCTTTTAACCTCTTTATAAAATAATCCTAAATTATCATAACAATGAGAAGACTCTACATTAATAATTATATCAAAACTATTATCTGAATAATCTAAGTTTTGTGCATCTGAAATTTTAAATTTAATATTGTTTTTATTATTATTATTGCAATATTCTATATTTAAATTATTTAAATCGCAGGCATCAACACTATTAAAATTAAAATTTTTAGTTAGAGCGTTTATTCCACCACCTCTACCACAACCAATTTCAAGTATTGATTTATTGTCTGGATTAATTTTTTCAAATAACTTAAAATATAAACTTGCTTGATTTTTAAATTCTAAGTATTCACTACTAATAAAGTCATATGGGGGGTGATATCCATGATTCATAAAAGCAATATCTGTACTTTCAAAAAAATTATTCATTTTATCATAAAGTTCTCGGTTATTTTTTTTCATTTTTTTCCTCCATTGTTAAAGATTGCCAGATTTGAGACCAGGCTTTTTTATTTTTATGTTTATTAAATTCTTTTGATATTTCTCCACCTTCTAAGTATACACCGCCCCAGACACCCCACTCTTTACCAGAAACTCCATTAGCAAAACATATTTTTCTAACTGGGCATTGTTTACAAAACGCATCAACATTATATCTGGACTCTAAATTATCTTCATATTTATCAAAATAAATATTAGTATTAAGTCCTAAACATGCAGCGTTATCTTTCCATAAATGCTGCTTCAAGATTAATCCTTATACTTATTCGGTATATTCCAGCCATTACGATCTGGGCTATAAATTCTATGGATGTACCACTTATTTTTCACTCTAATACCTATTGGAGAAGTTTTGGCAACTTCTGATTCTTTTAAATCAATAACATCCCACCCACGCCAAAATAGATTCGTGTTTTTATTTACAATTTTTTCCATAGTATTTAAACTTTTAATAATCATTTCTTCTCCTAATATTTAAAAAGACCAACATCAATATTGTTTGCTTCTGCAATTGAAACTAATTTTGACTTTGGATCTTTTGGACGACTTAAAAAAGCAAAATAATTAATTTGATTTATATTTTCACTTAACCATGCTGGGGCAGCATTATAAAATTTAATTTTTTTACCCCTAGCCTTCATTCCACGTTCTGATAAATTAGAAAACTCTGAAACAAAGTTGTTTACTTTTGCTGGACCAGCAGAATAAATAATAAACTCTTTATCTTCATTATTCATACTAGATAATGCAACGCTCATAGCACGTAAAAATACGTTATAGTCGTTGAACTCTTTAGTCCCTTGTACCGCCACTATCATTCTGTGCTGTCCCCTGTTTTAAGTCATCAAGTATTGATAACATTTTGTCTAATTCTTTTTTTGACATATTTTCAAAGTTTAATATTTTTATTGTTTGTTCATCTACTCTGCCACCTATAGCGTTAGCAGTATAAAAAACATTATCCAATATCCAATATGCTTTGCCTTCAGTTATTACAACCCTTAACATATTTTTTTGAATATGTTTCTGAGATTGAGTAATAGCCTTTGGCTTATCAAACCTTTGTTTTGGAAGAACATCTTTAATTATTTCATGCATATCGCTTTGGCGATATCTGATATTTTTTAAAAATGTTATTCTACTTTTGTTTGATATTTTAATTATAGACCATACGCTTAGGGATGTCAAGCCTATAATTAATAAATATTCCATTTTTTATTTTGATTTTTTAGATGGCCCTTGGGCTGATTGCAAAATAATTGAATTGAGTTTATTTACCTCAAGTTGTATTTTTAATAATTCTAATTCAGTATCAGATAGTTTTTGTTTATAAAATGCTATTAACTGAATAAGTTCTTGTTTTTCTAAATTCTCCATATACCCCCCTATTTATAAAGACTAAAAGCAGATCCCTGCCAAACCTTTTCTACTTTTTTCTTTTCACGCTCTACTATTGCACGACTCCAAGAAAATCCTGCATCTCCACCCCAAGCATCCCACATAATTCTTCCGTTAGATGGAAAGTTTGGACCACTAAAAAATCCTTTACCCTTTTTATCTACTTCGTGGCGGGAAAAAAATGAATACATTCTTTTAACAGTACTAAGAGACATTGCTCTACCAGCAACTATATCTGTTGCTCTACCCCAGCCTACTGGAGTTCCAGCGCCAGTTGCTTTGCCTTCTTCTTTCCACTTTAATGCACGACGAGCAGCAGCCTTCATGCCAGATGTTGGTGTGTAAGTTTCTTCAGCCATTGCTCATTACCTTTCTATGTTTAGGCTTGTATGCGCCTAAGTCTGCCTTGATACTACCATCTTTTCTTAAACGAACAATTCTACCATTTTTAATTTGCATTGGATTAAATCCATGATTTGGATAATAAGAGCCAGAAGATTTGTTAGCCATTATTTTTAAACGGATTTAAATCAAAAATAGATCCGCCCCAGCCAGTTATGTCTTTGCGAGCAGTATTTTTCCAATCTTCTGGAAGCATACTTGTTGCACCTAATTCTTTTGCACGACGAATAATGTGTGCTTTTGCTTTTGCATAATCTTTGGCACGACCAACAGAGCGAATAGCGTTCATCAAGTCTGCACGATTTGCAATTGGAAATGATCCATCAGGCATTGCATTTCCTGATTCTGCCATTCTTTCACGAGATGTTTGAGAAAATTCTTTTTTTTCCATTTTAAATACCTCCGTTAATTTTTTAGGACCAGTTATTTCTTTTGCAAAACCTTCAAAAATTGATTTCTTTGTTGATCTAGAATGTCCTTTTGGAAACAAATCTAAATCAAATGGTTTTCTAGGGAATCTACCACGTAACCCAGCCATAAATGCATTTACCCTACCCATTGCCCATTGCTCTGCACTAGAAACGCTGCCACGTACAGAAGATGGATTACTTCTATATGCCCCAATACCACGATTATAAACTTGTCTCAATGTTCCTACAGAAATTTTATTATCGCCTTCTTTGCCTTTGTTATAATTTTCAACCAACTCTCTTAATCTTGATTCTAACTTAGCAGAAACTTTTTCTATTTCTTCATCCTCATCATACATTTTTTCATCACTGATTGGTTCAGAATAGACTCTTAATGAACTAACTGGTTTTGCAACACGTCTATCAGTTCTTGTCCTTTTACCATTTTCGTCTGTTGCATAAACTCTTACAACTGCTACTGGATTATCTGAAGATGCTTCTACCGTTTCGTTTGTTCCAGGAAGAGTAACTTTACCAGAACGCTCTACTCTTTCTACAACCCCATGTGCTGATTCTGTTTTGTCTGGTGGTTTTGGAACTGCAAATGAAACATGATCTCCAATAGAAACACTTTTTGCTTTCTCTACTTCATTTGATTTGCTGACTGGAACACAATTTGGAACCATGCGTCCGTCTTTTTCTTTCATACCTTGTTGCTCATAACCAATCCAACAGGCTTTAGCCATGTTATCCCATTTATCTTCTTCTTCATTTTCTGAATGATAACTTTTACTTATAATATTAAAATTTACTTCTTTTACAATTTTATCCATACCAACATTTGATTCAAGAGATGGCATTGCCATAACTTCTGATGCTGTTACTCCAATAAAATATTCTGTTTCTTCTAATCCGCCCTCTTCCATTTCAAACAATTGAATTAAAAGTGCAGGTTCTGTAGCAGATGCTGCAATTGCATATTCAGAGCCAGGGAATCCTAACATACCATCTGTCATTACATGAACAACACGACCAACATAAACTTCATCATCGTTTGGCGCCATAACCATATCGCCCTCTTTTACCATTGCTTTTCCAATATTGCCTTCGCTTACATTGATAGCATAAATTTGACGTGCAGCAGCACCTTTTGATTTGTGGCAACCCATTACTGTACCATCGTCTTTTACGGCAGGGTAGCCTTCACAACCGTATGATCCTTTAGCACCTACATGATATGGCATGTTAACTATTATAGCAGTAGTTTAGTTGTTTGGATGCTTGCCAGATAGTCTCTTTAACTCCTCTATAGACCATTTTTCACGTTTATTTAATTTAGACATTTCTATATCACTAAAAGATTTTGAGGCTAATGTGACTACTGGATCTTTTGATAAAAAGTCTATGTCAACATACCCTCGCTCCCATAAAGAAAGAATTTCAGTATTTACAGAATTCATGTGATCATGATACAACTCTGGCATTAATTCTTTAATTTTAGGGGTAAATGAATAGAGCAATGATCCATCTTCAGAATCAATACCAGCAACTTCTAACCCACCATCAAGAATAAGTTTTTCAATTATTTCATTTTCATCTGAAGTCATATTTTTCCCATCTGGATTAAATATTCTCTTTAATAGTTTTTTCATAATTAACAAAATCTTCTAACTCTTCTCTTGTTTTTACCCCAGTTATACGATTTATTTCTTTGCCATCTTTTAATAAAATAAATGTAGGAACTGACTTAACCTGAAATTGTTTAACTAAAAGTTGTTCATAGTCAGCATCCACCATTTGAAATTGAAAACCTTCTTTTTTCATATCTTCAACAATAGGCTTTACCTTTTTACAAGGCTGACACCAGTCTGCTGTAAAATAAAAAATAGTTTTCATTTACCAGACTTTGCTCTAGCCTTTTTTAATACTTCAAAATCTTTAATTTTTGTTTCTCCAAGGTATCCCCAAGCATATCCATCATTAATCATTCTATTATTAACAGATTCTGATTCGCCATTAACATATACCCAGCCAAGAATTCGTCCATATTTTTCGGAAGAATCCATTTTTTCCGTACGAATAACTACAGACTTTGCATCTTTTAATTGTTTCTTTAAATATTCTTTAGCCTCAAGACCTAAAGCCTTCTCAGCCTTATCAGTTGTACGTGATTCTGGTGTATCAATACCAGCCAAACGTACACGAGATGAAAATAAAATATCAAACCCTAAATCAATAATAACGTCAATGGTATCTCCATCAACTACGTTTTTTACTTCTTTTACAAAATACTCATACATTATATTGCTCCAGTTGTTTTATTTTTTACCAATTTTTCACGCTCATCAATAAACTCAATACCAAATTGCATCATTTTTTGATAAGATAAAGGATTATTCATTATTTTTTCATAGTGGTGATTACAAAAAGTAAGTTCTCCAATTAAACCTTTTACCTTAACTAATGCCTGTGCAGGACATTGATCACAACGATCATTGGCATTTAATATATATTTTTTTGAAATTACGCTTGGATGTTCTTGAACAATGCTAGTCATAGTATTATTATACATCTACTTTCTGTTGTCAGTTGAATAGAAACCCTTACCGTTAAAAATTGCAGCAGGAGCACTCCATAACCTTTGCATAGACTCATTACAACATATTGGATATTTGTCATCACCAATTGATTTTTCAAATTCAACTTGTGAAGAACAAACAGAACATTTATAATCGTATCTAGGCATAACGCTCCTTTAATATATGGACAGTTTTATGACATGTCCAGGTCATATAAGTATACAGGTTTGCTAGTTATTTAGCAACTTTTACTTTGATTTGTTTTGGTTTTTTATCTTCTGGAATGATACGATCAATGTTGATGTGTAACATGCCGTCCTTCATTTCAGCGCCAGTTACTTCCATATATTCTCCAAGAGCAAATGTGCGGGTAAATTTACGACCTGCAATACCTTTATGTACTACTTCTGCATCTTGAATTTCAGTAATTTCTCCTTTAATAATTAATGTTCCATTGTCTACAGAAACATCAATATTTTCTTGAGAAAAACCAGCAACTGCTAAAGATAACTTGTACGTATCTTCGTCTAATTTTATAATGTCATACGGCGGATATGCCTGACGAGTTGCTAGATTGTGTACTGTGCTTAAACGTTCCAATTCACGATTGAAACCAATAAAAAATGGATCTTTAAAAAGATCCAGTGCAAATGAACTTACCATTATATGTTCTCCTTTTCAGCGAGTTTCATTTATGTACCCCCTTTTGGCAGGTACAAACCTATTATATCAAATTTTAGTACCCCCAAGGGGAATTGAACCCCTGTTACCACCGTGAAAGGGTGATGTCATAACCACTAGACCATGAGGGCGTGGAGCGGAAGACGGGATTTGAACCCGCAACATCCACCTTGGCAAGGTAGTATTCTACCATTGAACTACTTCCGCAACACTTATATTATTTAACCCAAGTTCCAAGTAACTCTATTAAAATATTTACTTTGTCATTTAATAATAAAAGATTAGAATCATTTATAATTGATCTAACTTCTTGATTTGTTTTTCTATTTCCTAAGTACAATGATTCTGTAATATTAGAATTTGTTGAAGAAATTATTGCTGTAGATTGTTCAGTCCAACTTTCAGTTACACCAGAAACTTCTCCATTTTCTTTTATAAATACATTACCAGCAGCAAAAGTTAAAACTTTTCTACCAGAAACTATTGTAGAATTGTTTCCATCATTTTTATTTTCAACTGATTCTGGCATAAAAACAGTAAAAGTTTTTGTTTCTCTATCATATGTTGTTGTTCCTGGTCCAGCCCAAAGTCCTTGTTCTCTTCCAGGAGTTTGTAAAACTACTGTTGGACCACCTGGTCCAAGTGTTCCTTGCTCACAATAATGATGACACACAATAATATTTGTAACTGTGCCATGATTATCTACAACTGCATAACCTCCACCAACTCCTCCAATTGTTCCACCATTATTTCCACCTACGGTTGGTCCTAAAGTTGTTCCTGGATTCATATTAGTTACAACTTGTGGTCCAACAGTACCCATAACTACTTCCATATTTGCATTAGCAGGACTAATTGCAAAAGTTAAAAAAGTTAAACATGTTATGCTATAAACTATTTTTTTCATTTTTCTCCTTTTGTAGTTTGTATTTTTTATTATATATTAATTCATAATAAAAGTCAATATTATATTTTTTTTGGTAATTGATGATTTTTAAAATTATTTTTTCTAAAATCTTTTCCTGAATAATATAATTTATCTTGACCCAAATTATTTTTATTTGCAAAATCTCTTGCATTAGAGTGTTCTCTTACAATTAACATTTCATCTTGTATTATATTTTTTTCAAAAATTTCATTTGAATCTTTTAATTCAAAAGAATCACAAAAATTTCTAGGAATTGGTAATATTCCCATTAAAGGATAATTTGCCTGTATTTTAAAGTCTGTATTTGGAAAATCTATTTTTATATTTAATGTAAAACTAAATCTAATATTATCAGACTCTATTACTCCAGTCATAGGGCTTAAACCAGGAAGAGGAAAATTTGGTGGTGCAATTGTCATTAAATTTATTCCTGGAGGTGTTTTTAATGTTACTGGATAATGAATTGTAAGAATTCCATGACCAAATTCTGAAACTGGTTTAATAAAAGATTTATTATTATATTTTAAAATTTCTTCTTCAAAATATATTGAAAGATCATTAACATCATTACCACCATTCCACAAAACGTGAAATGTATACGGTAAACTAAAAACAAATCCTTGCATATTTCCAATTGCTAGTGGTAAACATTTATAAAAATGTGGAGTAAACCAATCTCTTTTATGATTAATATTTAATGGTTTTAAAAATGTAGAAATATCCTTTAAATCAAACGGTTCAATTCCTTCATCGCTTATAACTGGAAACATTGCAATAGTTTTATCTGGAACAACTGGACCACCTTCTTGATTAATTATCATATACTTACCACATCAATAGGACCCATGCAAGATGGACTAAATTTAATAGCAGCATTTACTGCACCAACTACCCTTTTACGAGCATCTTTAGATTTTTCTGTTGCATTTAAATATCCATATGCATATTCTGAACCAGACCCCATGGCTAAATAATCTAAATCATATTTAGATAAGGACATATCAACTGCATTATGTTCATATATTTGACCTTTAATACAAATAATTAAACCAAGATCAGCCTCTTTGCCAGTATCAACCCACCAGTCACTATAAAAGTTTCTTAGTTGTTTAATAAATTTAGTTTGCATAAATTTATCTAAGTCTTTTATGTCTGGAACATATGGATTAAAATTATAACGAATACGTTCTCCGTCTAAAGCCCCTGCATATCCAAGCAGGTATGGACCAAGTTTCCAAACCTTTGGTGCTGTTAAAGAAAGAATTGTATTATCATCAGATGCACCACGATCTCCAGCCATATAGATTTTATTCTCATGGCGAACTACGGCAAGGCAAGTCATGCTACTCCCTATAGAGTTAATTATTTGTTTTAGTTACTTTATTTTTTTCGTATTGCTTGCCCCAAAAAAATGATCCAATCATCAATAGACCAATTACTAATGAGTGCCAAAAATAAAATGTATTCATAGTTCCCCTTACTATATCTAGTATATCAAAACCTTTAGGCTTAGTCAAACACCATTATTTAATGGCTTGACCACATTCTGAGCATGTTTTAGGCTTATTTTGAGATTTTTTAGCGGTACCTGCAGGGGCAGATCCAAACTTAGGTCTACCAAACCCTACAATAGAAATCATTATGCCTTTTTTATTTTTCTTATAGGCACGAAGTTTTCTACAAACCTCTCCACCATTTCTTTGGCTTCCTTTTGCATCACCAGAAGTGTTACCCTCAACGCACCAAACTGTACCATCTTCATTATCTTTAACGACAATTCCGACATGAGATATACGATCAACGCCATCTGATGGGAAATCAAAATAAGCAACATCTCCTGGCTCAGGATCAGCAACGTCACCATCAATCCATGAATTTGATTTCTTAAATGCTGCTGCTCCACCTGGGGTGTAGACAGTGTTTGGAACTTTGACTCCTGCTTCGTTGGCACACCACATCACAAAACTTCCACACCAAGGTTGAAAATTAGCCTTGGTATACGCTCCATACTTTGTCTCGTTATCTTTAGGACCTTCTATAGTTCCTACTTCTGCTAATGCAACTTCAATAAACTTTTCTGCTGTACCTTGATTTGCCATTTTTATTTATCCCAATCAGTATCAACTGGTTGCTCTTCTGGCATTGCACCATCTGGCTTAGCAAGTCTACGTGCTTTTGCTTCATCAATTTCTGCTTCTAATTTTTTATCTGCTAAAGTATTTTTAGCATCAATTTCCTTGTTTGCAATCTGTGCTGCCATTACATCTTTAGCACCAGACTGACCAATTAATAGTCCTGCTAATGTTCCTGTAATAAAAGTTGCAACTGATCCAAGTACGTTAAAAAACATTTTATCATTTTCTGATTGTCCTGTAATTGGTTGTGTAACAAATATTAATGCATACATAATTCCTGTTGCAGTTATAAATAAAATAGATCCTAGTGTAATTCCTAGTATAAACTTTAATCTTGCATCTAACTCTTGAGGAGTTAATCTTTCTTTAGCCATTTATTGTTGCCTCCACCTCTATTTTTGCTAAATCTTCTGGACATGCTCCATTGGCAGTACAAATTGGTGGCTTGCATTCTGCTGATTCCCAGTTTGCTGGATTCTGACATGGATAACGATAATGTCCATCATATCCACAACCAGTCAGCCATAGGGCTAAAACAGTTGACAGTAGGAATATGCGTATTTTTGACATATTCCCATTATATCAAACTTATTTATCCTCTTCTTCACGAATGCCTATAGTTAAGAACCAGATGGCTACAGACGCTAAAGTTACATATCCTACAACAGTCTTTGCACTACCCTCTAAAACCACCCATGCTACAAAGAAGCCAAGAAATGTAAAGTTTTCGCTGAGAATTGCCATAATTCTCTTTTTTAACCATTCCATTTTTTATCCTCTTATTCTTATTATTGAACTACCAAGAATTATCTGTCCAACCAAAACGGCTGCAACAAGTACTTCTTTGGCTTTTTGTCTTTCTTGTGGTGACATATCAGCACCTATATTTGCAAGTGCCTTAAATACTTCACATTTTTGTTCTTCTGTCAAACCTTCAATAGCCTCATCTGGATTAAAGCATCCAATTATGGCTCCTGCTAATGCAGCAGGGGATTCTAATGTTAATAACGCTGAAGCAACTTCTGCTGTAATAACAACAGGATTACCATTAGCATCTTCTCTTACCTCTACTGGTATTTGAGGAGGAAGATCTCTATATTCAAGTCCCGCTGCTTGAATGGCTGCTGCTTCAATTGGAGCACCCTTTGCAGACTCAACTAATGCTTCTGCTACCAAATCTTTTTCTGCTAACGTTAATACACCGTCTTCTGATAAGGCTTCAGATAAATTTACAACTTCTGCTGTAGTAATATCTCCATCTGCAGATAATGCTTCTAATATCGCTTCAACATCTGATGCTGTAATTGCACCATCTGCAATTAAATCGTTTACAGCCTCTTGTATTTCTTCAACAGATAAGGTATCATTATCTTGTGAACTTTCATCTGAGTCATCCTGAGTTTCTTCGGAACTATTATCTTGTTCGTCGGTGGATGAAGAGTCATCAGATTCAGGTGTATCCGTATCTTGAGATTCATCACCTTCAGAAGGTGTCTCATCTGCAGGATTTTCAGGAGTCGGTTCAGTCTCTGTATTCTCACCTTCATCTGGAGTGGTCTCATCTGGTTGAGTTTGTTCGTTGTTATCAACAGGATCATAAGAACCACCGCCAGCAGTTAAATTAGAACTTTGTTGTGCGGGTATAGAAATAACAGTCTCAGTATATTGACTTACAGGTCCAGACCAGTTAGCAACTCTAATAGTATAAGTAGCACCCTCTGTCAAACCAGTTAACTCAATAGACTCTGGAGCACCATCTGTATTTAATGTTTGTCCTTCGTATGGATTTGCTGCATTTGGATCATTTGATATTACTTGATAAAACCAAGTGTTTGCTGTATACCCTGCTGGTAACTCAGGAGCAATTATGACTGTTGTTCCTTGAACAACTGGTGCTGCAAGTATAGGGGCAGGAGTTGGAATATTATTATTAATAATATTAGTTAATGTTGCAGCCCTTGTATTGAGTGTATTTTGCAATGTTGTTTTTTGTCCAACTGTATTATTTAATGTATTAATTTGTGATTGAAGGTTTGAGATTGCAGAATTATTAGTAGCATTTTGTGCAACAACTGGAGAAAGACTTTGATTAAGTTGAGTAATTGTAGCATTTGCTGCATCTACGGCTGCTTGAACAGAAGAAGTATTTGGATCTATATATGGAGTAAATGAATTACCTTGACTTATTTGTCCTGCAAATCCTGAGCCAGAATTAGTATCTGTTATTGGAATAATTGTTCCATTAGTTGTTTCTCTATAATTAAATCTTACCTGTGCTGGTATTGGACCAACAGCAGTTACATTAGCCATCCAGGCACCATCTGCTGGATTTACATCAGCATTAAATCTTATTTGAACCATTTGTGTAGAAGCATCTTGTTGTGGAAATGGCCTTACATCCCAAGCAATATCTAAACTAGTTCCAGTAGTTGAATATGTAATCCCAGTTCCAGTACTCCATGTAGTCCAGTCCCACCCAGCAATAGATACTGATGGAGCATTTGGGGTTTGATAATAAATCCATCCTTCATTTACTCCAAATGTTATAGTAGCATTTGAGCCAACAAATATATTGTTATAAACAGTACCGCCCATCTGCATTCCAAATGGAAGATTCATTTGAACTCCAGCATCATCTACTCCAGCAAGCACATTTGTAGTTGTTCCAATAGTTGCTTGTAAATTATTTACTGCTGTTTGAGCATTATCAATAGCAATGTTTGCTTGAGTTAATTCTGTTTGTGCAGTTGCTTGTGCAGTTACCGCTTCGGTTCTAGCAGTTACTAGTTGAGAAATTTCTGTTTGAGCGGTAGTTATATCAATATTATTTATAGCAGTTTGAGCATCAGTAACTGTATCTTTAGCGTCTTGAATTACTTGAGAACTTTGATCTACTGGGGTAACTGCAAGATTAATAGCATTAACTGTATTAATTGCAGTTTGAACATTATTTACTTCAGTTTGTGCTGTAGATATTAATGGAGATAAAGTAGATACAGCAGACTGTGCTTGAGATAATTCGGTTTGTGCTTGTGATACTTCTACTGCAGCATTGTTTGTGGCTGTAATAGCCTGTTGAACCTCTGTAGTAGCGGTTGCAATGGCTGTATTGACTGCTTGTTGAGCAGGACTAATAACAACTTGCTCTTGATTTTCTGTAGCACCAGCATGTTCTGGAGCCATAATTCCAAAAATTGTTACGCATAAACCTACCCCAAAGGCTATTATAAGTTTACGTTTAATGCTTTTCAAGTGGGGGCCAACTCCGATGTGTAATTGTATAACTAATTATATCATTTTTTATTTTATTAATCATAACAACTACAATAAAAAAAGAGGGTAGAAATTAATCTACCCTCTAATTTTATTAAGAAATTACTTCTTTGCGAGAATCAATTTCTGTAATGCTGCAATTTGCTTATTGATTTGTGCAATCAAAGCAACAATTGCTTTTAATACTTCAGCATTAGATACTGCACCTGAAGCATCAACAACGGAGTAAGAAACTACCTTTGCTGAATCAGTTGCTACGTATGCTGGTAGATCTACAATCAAGTTATATGCCCCAGCAGTATTGCCTACTGTAAACTTAATTGATCTTGATCCAGCAGTGTCAAATACGTCAGCAGATGTTGGAGCAGAAACTGCTGTCAACTGTCCACCTGAAATTGCTACGCCAGCACCTAGAGTTGCTGCACCATGTACCTTAGCACCATTTGCATCTGTTGCTGAGATTGTTAATGTTGCAATTTCTCCAGCCTTGTACTCTTTCTTATCAAGAGTTGCTGTGTACTTGTCTACACCAGCAGCACATGCTGCAACAAAATCATTTGAATAAATAACTGTTGCATCTGAGTGTGTATGTGAAATACGCACTGTTGCTGAACCTGATGTTGAAGCACATGTCCATCCACCAGTTTGTACTGCTGTTGCAGATGATGCTCCACCTACAGAAACAGAAGTTACTTGTGATGTGTACTTGGTTGTATCAGCAACTGGAGTAATACCAGCCAATTGATTACCAGCGGAATCCTTAACAACAAAGTCATAGGTTCCTGTACGTGCTCCATTAGATTGTGCAATGTCTACTCCAGTTACTAAAATAGATGCTGCACGACCTGTAAATGTTAGTGTTTTTGTTGCAAGAGTTGTACCGTTAAATGTAATTGTAACTGTTGTAGTTACTGGCTTGTTCTCATTAGCAGTTCCTTGAACTACATGTAGAACTCCAGCAGTACCAGTCTTTGCTGCTGCATTTACTTGTGTGCTTGGAGCAGCATCCCATGCCACTACTGCACCACCTGATGCGCTTGCTTGAATTACACCACTTGTTGATAATTCGGCTGCATAAGCATCCATTGCACGGACGTTAATGTAACCTGTACCAGCATTGGTAACAGCAGTTGCTGTTGCAACATCTACGCTAGATGTTAGTGTTCCTTGTGTTGCTGTATCTTGAATACGAACATGTGAATCTGCTACAGACAATACATTTGTCTTTGCGGTTGTTCCTGCGTAGATTGTTTTAATATCAATTGTAAAAGTAGTTGATCCAACCTTCTTCTTTTGAGTTACAGTTACAGTACCTGCACCATTAATAGTTAGTTTAACATTTGTTGGTAAACCTACTGCTGCTGATGTTGTTGCTGTAAATGTAAATAATTTACCTAAACTGGTAAGTGTTACGCCAGTAGGATTTGACCCTGCTGCTGTGTAATCAGTAAATGATGCAGGTCCAGCAATTTCTAACGTAACGTTGTCATCTGCTGTAGAAGCCAAGGTATCGCTTGTAGTTAATACAACTACTGCATTAACTCCAGCCTCTGCCTTGGTTGTGTCTGCTAATACTGTTACTCCACGAGCACCTGCAGCCAACGAATCGGATAGTACATATCCGTTAGTTACTGCTGCTTGAGCCTGTGGAACTGCAACAAAGAATGTGCTTGCTACTGCTGCAGCCGTAACAAGTGCGATTCTCTTAAATGAATTCATTTTTCTCCTTGTTGTTGTTCTATATTATATTTAATTGATCAAGAAAATCCCTAACGTCTTCAGGCATTTTCCTGTTATCCAATTCTACCATAGACCTTTGTTTTTCTGCAAGTCGTGTAGAAGTAGACCACGTATGAATATCAATCTCAAGATTCATATTTCTTTGAGTATGAGATATTGCTCCAAATACCGCTCCGCAAACTGCATCTGCAAGGTCTTTAGATTTTTTACGTGGATGATCAACTCTATTTCCTTTCATAATTTTTAATTCTGACATTTCTTCTAATAATAATGGGATCATAGGAATGGCAACACGTTCTTCATAAATCATCATTGCCAAGTCTTCATAATGTTTTTTAGCAACAGAAACTGTTTCTGTTTTAATTCCAACAGCCTGTAATTCGTTTTGAATATCAAATGATTGCCATCGGTCAAAAGAAACCATGCCAATATTAAAACCTTCTCTACGTAAATTAATAATCCATTGTTTTACTTCAGATAAATTTACTGGTCCTTCTGCTTTTGGTTCCCACCAAGCAACAGCGTCAACAACTACAATTGGTGCTACTTGTTCATAATCTTTAATAACTTGAATGTTAACCCATTTATCAACATGTGCAATTGCTACGGCACATTTATCGTGTTTTTGTGCAAGGTCAGCGTGAATATAATAAACTTTATCTGGATTTGGTTTAAATGTTTCATCAAATCTTCTAAATGAATCTAATGGATTTCTTGTATTCATACATTTTTCTAATTTATCTTTTTGTTTAAAAAATGCATCTGAGGCAAATGTCGGCACACAAACAAAACGCATCATTGCATCTCCAAGGTCAGTTAAAAATGCTATTTTAAAATCATCTATTTTACGAGTAGGATTAACTTCCCATGTAGGTCTTTTTAATGCAAGCACTCTAGGAATTTTATAAGAAATAATATTATCTTCTTCCCATGTTATTTCAAATTGATTGCCAGGGTTATCGTGTGGCAATTCTTCATTAATTATAAATGTATGTTTTTTTTCAACTATTTCTTTTTCTGCAATTACTTCTTCGTAACGTTTTGAAATAAAATCTCCTTGAAAACGAGGAAAAGAAAGTAAAACAACTTTACCTAAATCTGGAAAACGAGAATCTACTGTGCCACGAAATGCTTTATAAATATTGTCTGCTGTTTTACCTTGTTCATTACCAGTTCCTACTTCAGTTGCAAAACCAGAAATTTCATCAAGGACTGCAAGCATAATATTTAAACCTTCATGTGACTCTCTTTCTGAATGTCCAGAGTAAACTGTAATAGATTTATCAAATTCAATTGAGTCTACTTTTGCATTATACTTACCCGCAAACCATGGTGATTTTTCTATCTTTGTTTTAAAACCTTTAAAAAAAACATTTTTAGCCTGTTGTGCGTTAATAGCAACGTTAATTAAATCTATTGCATCTCCAGATGGTTTTCCAAAATATCTTGCTGGATCTTTAAGACATAAAAGTTTGTATACAATATATGCACATGCTACGGTAGATGTAAAGTCTTTTCCAGATCCCTTGCCTAATTGCAAAATAATTTCATTTTTAGTATATTTATCATAATACCTTGAACCTTCAGCACTACCGTAAAGTTCTTGTAAATCTTCTTTTTTGTATATTTGACTCATAGCCTCAACAATGTCATATTGAATTGGAGACAGGGGCGGTTGACCTAAATAATCAGCAGACTCAACAAACGTCTTTACGTCTACTGGTAATGTTTCAAAATGGTTTTCTTTTAATACTTCAAGAAAATCATTGAACATCGTGGACAATTGTAATTACCTCCCCTTCTTTAGCAATCTGAGAAAGTCTTTGCATGATTAAGTCACGAACTTCTGGATGACTTGAAGCAATTTCTCTAAGAATTTCAACTAAAACATCTTGACGTTTTTCTATTTCTACCATTTCTTCTGCAAGTTCTTTATTTTCTAATAAGCCTGCCTTTTGTAGCATTTCAATTCTAGATTTTTCAATATCCATAACTAGTTTGATTGCTTGAGTTTTTGCGCTAAGATTATTAGTCATTGATGCTTCATCAATAACTTCATAAGATTTTGAAATAAGTTTACTGTAGTGTGTATCTGCAGCAGCAAGAGCCTCTTTAGCACGAGCACGAATAGCATCATTAGCAGATGCCATAACCTTCCACTCATTAATTAATGCAACAACACGAGTTCGTGGTATGTTTAATTCTTTAGATATTTTTGTTGGATCTTGACCTTTTAAATATTCTGCAACAACTTTATTAACTTCATCAAGATGTTCAATTAATTCTGTTTCAGTTGACATTTTTTTCCTTTGCTATTTTAAGCAATACTAAATATCCAATAAGATCATCTATATCATTATCTCCAATATAGTCTGTACCTTTCATAAGTCTACTTAATTTATCATCAATTCTAACTCTAAGTTGTTCAACTGCATCTGATTTACTAAAAATTCTAACAGGTTCTAAAGCAGAATCTCCATATGCAATATTTTTATTAATAAGCATTTGTGCAATTTCATGACATGTTGACCAAATTTTTTTTCCAGAAGGTGCAGAAATAGAATGAAAATACAGATCTCCACAAGAAAAATCTTTTGCATCTTCAAAAACTGGCTGTAACTTCATCGTTTTGATTTCCTTAGTCCAAATTTTGCAAGGTATACATAAACAGTTTCAACACTAGTTCCACACTCCTTGGCAATATCCTGTGGAGACTTTTTGTCCATAACAAACCTTTTACGGAGCCAAGCCTCGCTTGTATATAGTTTAGCAGTCATAAAATTATTTGTCAACTTTTCTCATTAATATCATAATTAAATCTATCAGAATCTTCTAAAGTCCATTTATCTTGATTTTCTACATCCCATTTTCTTTCATTAATTATTCTATCAATAACAAAATCTTTCTTTAAAGTAAATGATGGCTCATATATACGAACTCTATTATTTGGCTGTATGGCAAAATTTCCATCATCTCTTTGTATAACATGTCCACATTTATGTTCCGCTGGATTTTCTGAATAACCATCATCTAAAACATTAGAGTCTGGATTATGCCAATCAAGGGTAAATAAATATGTTCCTTTATGCATAGTTTTTGTTCTATCAATGTATGACATTTTAAGATTTGTTAAATTTTCAAATTTTGTTACAGATACGTGATGACTAAAGGAATTCCATAAAACTAAATTATGCAAATCTTCTTCTGGAACTTCAGGTTTTGCACAAAATGCATTAATTGGCATTCTCCACCATAAACCGCCATCTTCCATCATTAAATGGAATAAAGGACTTCTGCTTTTTATACTTGCAACTCCAAAAATAACGCATGGAAAATATTTGTCGTGGCTATCTTTTTGATTTCTTAAATAGTTACCACGAACGTAACACTCAATTGGTGGTATGTTGGCGTTTAATTCTGGCATTATTCTTCATTTCTTATTATTTTTAAAATTTGTTTATGAGTTAAATAATTTTCACTGTTTTCACTTTCTGTAATTTTAAATAAAATATACTCAGTTATGTTTTTTAAATTCTTAGATAAAAAATTATATTCATCTAAAATTGCAGATTTGTTAAATAAATCAAGTCCTGCCATAACTGTTATAAAATTATTTGGTCCAAACATTGTGTAGTTTGAATTTCCAACAAAATCTTCTCTTATTGGAAGTTTATTTTTCCATTTTTCTAAATTATATTTTAAAGAATCTGGAATATCCGTTTTTAAATTATTTTTCCAAAATTCAGTATTATTTTTTTTAGTTATATAATGTAAACAAATAAAATCTCTAATATTTTCAACCATGTTGGTAAATGATTTATTATATTCTTTTATAACTATTTCATCATAATTTTGCATTCTATGCATTAATAAAAAACTTTGTTGAATGGTTAGTCCAATAGATGTTGCTTCAAGTGGTTCAAAGAAATTTCCACAAACCCCTATTCCAACACAATTTTTTATCCATACATTTTCTAATGCTCCAGCATCAAATTTGAATGTTTTTGCAATTTCAACCTCGTAACCCAAATCTTTTTCTATTTCTATTTTTGCTTCATCAGCCGTAATAAAATTATTATCAAAAATATACCCATTTCCATGTCTACCCCAAGTTGGTATTTTAAATCTCCAGCCTGAATTCATTGCTTTTGATAATGAAAAATAATTATAATTTTCTTCATCCCCAGTTGGAAATACAATAGCAGAATTTACTTTTAAAAATTTATTATATGAAATCCATTTAGCATTTAATTTATTCATTAATATTCTTTTAAATCCAGTTGCATCTAAATAGAAATCAGAACTATATCTTGATTTTAATCCAATTAAATTATCTATATATCCTTCATTATTTAATTCAACATCAATAATGTCATCATCAATAATTGTTATATTTTTATCAATTGCTTTTTTTCTTAAAAATTTATTTAATTTAAAATTATCAAAATGATATTGATTTACTGGTGAATAGTTATCTATATTAGTTGAATTTATTTGTACTAAATTTTTTTCTATATTTTTTCTATATATGTAGTCTGAATTTTCAGATATTTGTTTTGCATAAACAGAACAATATTGTCCAAGTTCATGAGAAAATCCATGATTTACACTATGAATATATGTTTTTTTATTTGGAACCCAATCTTCAAAAACTACCGCCAATTTAAAGGTAGCACCACATTCTTTAATTATTTCACTATGTTTAATTCCAACAAAAGACATAAATTGTCCAAAATGTTCTGTTGTTCCTTCTCCAACTCCTAAAATTTCAATTTTTGATGAATAAATTAATTTTACATCTATATCACTTCTTGATTTTAAAATTAATGCAGCAATTAATCCAGATGTTCCACCACCAACAACAGTTAAACTTTTTACTTGTTTCATTTTATATTTTCCCTTATTGCTTTATTCCAATTATTAATAGCCCAATGACCGATACCACAAGCGTCAGCAACATCATTGTCGCTAATAGTTTTACAATAGTTGATTTCAATTAACTTTATGGTCCTTTCTTTTCTAATCTGTCTTTCATATGTCTTGTACCAAGAATCTGACTTACCAGGATTCTTTGATCTAATTATAACCTGTTCTTCTTTAGTTAGTTTTTTATTTCCTAAATAGTTTTGCCAAGTAATTGGTGCTACAGTTCCTATCGTCTTTGTTCCAGTCAATCCTGCTGCTCCTAACAGTGCACCCTGAACTAATGCTAAATCTGCAGCAGTTTTAGGGCTATTCATAAAAACAGTATGCTCAATTACAATTGCTTCAAAACCATTATAATATTCAAAAAACGCTTTTGTTTTTTTACACGCATCCATAACTTTTTCATAGTTAGTATTTCCTTCAAATTTAATCTTTCCAATATTTCCTAAATTATTATTATTAAAAATTGCAAAAGCAAGACTATTAGTACTAGCATCAATTGCACAAATAGTTTTAGGGTTACCATTGTTGTTCATAATCAATAAACCCCTTTATTTGTTTTAACATTTTATCTACTTCTTTTTTATTTACATTACAATCAGAACAAAAACCAGAATCATTATATATTGACAACTGCTTACCACAACCACCAAGACAGAGCCTTTTCTTTCCCTTTCTTCTTTGTCTTCGGGTTATTTGATATCTTTCTGCTATTTTATTTTTTGTTGCGATTTCTCTGCATTCATCTCCACAGTAAATTTGATAACTTACTTTTGGTTTAAAACTTTTATCGCACCTTTCACAAAGTCTCACATCAATTAATCCATATCATCCTTTAATAATTCCAAAGGTTTGATTTTTATTGTTCCAACCTCTGCTTCAGCACATGCTTTTTGAATAGGACAAACCTTGCAAATTTTTGAATTAGAGCGGTATGGTTTTTGTGCTAATTCTTTATTTTGCCAAGTTTTATAAACTTCTCTCATCCAATCAAAGGCTTGATCAACCCAATTACGATAATGATCATTTACCACTACAGGCAAAGTAAGTAATTCATGACTATTTTTATTTTCATAAATAATTACGCCTTTACGAATTTTCCAAACCTTCATATACATTAATAATTGCATTAGGTGTGCCATCTTAGGACGTCTGCTAATTTTTTTATATTGAAATCCATCATTTGGCATTGTTTTAATTTCACCGATAAGTCTTTCACCTTTGTATTTAAGCATTACATCGCCATAACCATCAAATGGTGGATCATCAACTTTAACTCTAAACTCCATTGCTGGATGAGTTTGTTTATTATATTTTCTTGGAAGTGGATCCATTTCCATTTCTTCATCAAGTAATCCAGAAGCCTGTATTGCTTCTTGAATTCTTTCATGACCCTGTGTTCCCTGTGTTCTATTTGCCACACCCCAAGCATCTGCATTATCATAATGTATTTGTCCATCAAATGCTAAATGCCAATACCTTGGACATTCTCCAGCACCATAAGTTAATCCAGATGCAGAAAAATTATTTTTCTTTGTAAACTTTGGCTTTGTTTTTGCAAGGTATCCAGAATTAATTGCATCTGCCAAACCATCAACGAATGATTCATCTCCTTGATTAATACTCTTACTTTGGTTAATTTTTTTAACCATAATCTGTTCTAGCAAGTTTTTAGTCATTTTTATCCCTTGTTTATATTAAGTATACCAAATTAACGCATTATGTACTTGAGTGCTGATACTAAGTCATTAATTGCTTCTGCTGCTGTAAAGTATATGTTTTTCTTTGCCCTGTCAGTTTTATCAACATTTGCCATCCAAGTTGCTTTAAATGACATTTTTGCAGCAATAGCCTGAAGCCTTACAATCTCTAAACTTGCTACCTGAAGTGGAATGTCTGGCTTAATAATGATCTTTGCAATCATTGTTAAAGCAGTTGTAAGTTCTTCATCTTGCATATACTCTGCAATTTCTGTCAAACCATTAACCATTTCAAGGGTTGTTTTATTTGATGCTTGCTCCATTATTTTTCCCCCGTAAGTTGATCTAATAAATCAAATTCTATTATAGCAAGACGAGTTTTTTTATTGCCTTCTCCAAAGATAACAATTATTGCTGGTGATTTATCTTTACCCGCCTTTAAAGAGTCAGTAACTGCCTTAGCCCAAATATCTTGATTAAGGGTAAATGATTTAGAAGATTCTTTGAAATCAACAATAAAATTTTTCCAAGTTGCATCACCTTTTTTAGTGTTGCGACCAGAATTTTTATGTTGTTTTGCACCTATCCTCTTTGATTCATTTTTTTCACTCATCAGCAAAATCCTTTTTTCTTTTTTTAGGAGGAATTAAATTAACTTTTGAAATATGTTTTTGTGAACACATCCAAGTAGCATCTCCAGTCTCTCTCCAATATCTTAATATTTTTACAATTTCTTGACAAACTTTGCACGGCCATTTACCTTCATAGGTAGAAAAATTTTGTTCAGCCATTAACTATTTTTGTCCTAAGTTGTTCTTGTAAATTTAAATCTTCTTTAACACGATTTATTAAGCCATCACGACCCTGCACTTTGGTTCCATCATCTAACTGATACCAAGCACCAGTTCTATTAAGTAGACCAACTGATTCTGCAGTATCAACTAAATCACCTATTGCATCAACACCAAGATCATCACCTCTAAAATAAAAATCATACTCACCAGATTGGAAACCTGGAGAAGTTTTTGAAAACTGTAATTCCCATCTAACTTTTCTGCCAATTTTTTCTTCAATTAATTTATCTCCTACTTTAATTTTTCCTTTAATTGCTTGATTATCTGATTCAGAAGAAAATAATTTTATAACACAGGATGAATAAAACTTTGTTGCTTGTCCACCAGATGGCTGTTGACTTGTATACATTGCATTAATATTATTTCTTGATTGTGAAATAAGAACAAGCAAAGTAGGTTTTACTTTGTTATTAGCATAGTTAAGCATTTTCCATGCATTGCTAAAGTCTCTAGACTCTGCTCCAATTTGTTTAGTGTTTTCAAGAGCCTTCATTTCGTCTGAATCTTTTTCAAAATAGATTGCAGGCAACAAAGAAGTAATTGAATCAACCACAATTAAATCAACGCCAGCATTCATAAGGCTGACACCAATCTCTACCATATCACTGATAGTTCTTGCTTGTGAATAAATAAGTTTTGTTGGATCTACCCCAAGTTTTTTCGCCCAATCTTCAGAGTATGACATCTCAGAGTCAATCCATGCACAAACCTTGCCTTCTTTTTGTGCTAAAGCAATCATTTGCAAACACATAGATGATTTAGCAGAAGACTTACTACCCCAAATTAAAACTTGACGGCCATATGGTAAACCACCATTTAATGCACGATTAAGTCCAAAACTTGGAGTTGGCTGATATTCAAATGTAACGCCCTCTCCTGTTCCCAAACGTTTACGTATTCTTGGGTCTAACTGCGATAATACATCTTCTACACTAACTGACATTTACATCCTCCATTATTACTGTACCGTCTTTTGTTTTGCCAAAACTAAATTTATAAGCGCTTCCTTCTTGAACATGCATATATGCTTTTGGAAATGCAGTTGGAAATACAGTAACTGAATGTAATTCTCTTGCTGTATCTGCTAAAGTTAATGAAGCCATTTTTTTACCTGCTTTAGTTACTCTTGGTTTAAAAGAAACTACAAACATTTCATCTTCTTTGTATGGCAATTGTTTATAACTTAAAAACTTAATTAATGCATTTGACGATCCTTTTATTTCATCAATAGGAACTGTAGTAACAATCCTATTATCATTAGCAACAATAATATAAGTACGACCAGTCTCAATCGTGGTATTTTCATCATCAAATATACCGACAGACCCAGTTTTGTCCAAAATTTCAACTCTTGACCACCCTTTTCTTCGTTTAATTGATTTTATCATTCCCATTAAAATAAAAGATCCTTTTTCTTCAAAATCACAAACCTCATTAATAAAGGCATGATAATGAGAAGGAATAGTAATATTAAACTCTGGAAGATTTAAATACTCATAAAGATTTTCTTTTATCTCTTCATCATTTCTGGGATTATCAGAAAATGTTGCTGCACCTGTTAACTTTAAAGCATTTAGCGCTCTACTATTAACGCCATTACCTTTTGTAAAAGTAAACTCCTCTAATTCTTTATATGTATTAAATGGTCTAGCATTAATATATTTTTGAGCAATGTTATCTGAAATAAATTTAATTCCAGTAAGACCAAATCTAATGCCTTTACCTTCAATCTTAAAATCTAAATCAGAGTCATTTATGTGTGGAAGTTTTACTGGAATTCCCATACGCTTTGCTTCAATTAGATATTCTGTACGACCATCTTTATCTTTTTCATTTTTAAGAAGAGCAAACATAAACTCTAATGGATAATAATATTTTAACCACGCCGTCCAATACGAGAGCGTAGAGTAAGCAACCGCATGACTTTTGTTGAACGAATACCCCGCATGTGCCTCAAAGTCATGCCATAAATCAAGGGCTTGATTAGGAGATATGAACTTACTCGCCCCAGAAACAAACCTATCTTGAAAAACACCGAACTCTTTTGCATCTTTCTTTTTACCAATAATCTTTCTTACTTTGTCTGCCTCTGCCATTGTCATACCACCAAGTTCAACGCAAGCCTGCATAACTTGTTCCTGATATAGAATACACCCATATGTTTCTTGAGTTATAGGCTTTAAAACCTGATGCAGATAATCAATATTTTGACGACCATGTTTACGAGCAATATAATCTTTTCCAATAGTATTCATTGCTCCTGGACGAACAAGGGCATTTGATGCTGCAAGTTCATCAAAGTTTTTTACACCCATTTTTACAAGTAAATTTGTATAAGGAGTTGCTTCACATTGGAATACACCTTTTGTATACCCATCAGATAACATTTCATATATTTTTGGATCTTGCATATCAAGAGAAAGTAGGTCAATATCTTTATAATGATTTTGTTTTATAATATCAATTGTATCTTTAATTACACTTAAAGTTTTTAATCCTAATGCATCAATTTTAATAAGACCTATTCTTTCAGCCTCTTGCATATCAATACCAACTACAGGAATTCTTTCTTGTGATCCAGGAGAAGAGCGAGTCTCTAGTGGTGCATATCTAAATATAGGGTTTTTACTAGTAACAACTCCAGCAGCATGAATGCCAGTTCCACGAATACGACCACGAAGTTGTTCTCCATATTTTTCTATTTCTGGATATTTGTCTCTAAACCATTGGGTATTTTTTGAAGTACAAAATTCATCCCATGTATCAACTAACTTTAAAACTTTATTTACATCAGTTAATGGAATATCTAAAACTCGTGCAACATCTCTAACAACACCTTTATCTTTAAATTGTAAAAAGGTAGCAATAGATGCAACATGTCTATATTGTTTAACTAAATAATCTTTTACTTCATCACGTCTTGAATCTTGAATATCTGTGTCAATATCTGGAAAATCATTTCTTTCTGGATTAATAAAGCGGAAAAACAAAAGATTATGTTCAATTGGATCAATATCGGTTATGCCAAGTAAGTAACAAACTAAAGATCCAGCAGAAGATCCACGTCCTGGACCAACTAAAATGTTTTCTTTTTTTGCCCAGTTAATCATATTGCTTACTACAAGAAAGTATGGTGCAAACTTTTTATCTCTAATAATTAATAACTCTTCATCAAGTCTTTCCTCATATATATCATTACCAAGCCAATTAGAATTAAGTCTTTTTTCTTCAAGGCCTGCAAATGCTAAGTTTGCTAACTCTTGATCTGGATTTTTATATTGAACTGGAAGAAGGTTTAGCCCATCTTGAATGTTATAATCTTCTACTGTATCTGCTAATAACAATGTATTGGAATATATGTCTTCTCTATAAATACCCTGCTTTTGCATATCTGCTTTTATTTCTTCATAAGAAAGCAAATGAATATTGAATTTGTTAAATGTAATATCACGATCAGCACCATAAAGATAATCTAATCTTTCCATCATATCTGTTTTCTTTTTAGATTTTTCATAGGATGCTTCTTTATTTACTTTTGCGTGAGTATTTAATAATAATTTAAATTCTTGTACTTCTCTTTGAGATGTATCTGAATGGTGACAGTCTGGTGTAACAATAGCCTTTATGTTAAATTCATCCGCAAGTTCTAATAAATATTTATTTATTTCTGGTGCATTGTGTGGCATAACTTCAATGTAGTAATCATTGCCAAAATTATTTTTAAACCAAGCAATATGTTTTTTAGCAAGTGCAAACTCTTGTTCTTCTAATGCTTTAACAAGAACGCTACTTGGACATGCAGAAGTAACAATAATACCTTCTTTATATTTTTCTAATATGGCAAAATCAAATCTTGGCTTTTTAAAAAATCCATCTGTCCATGAAATTTCACTAATTTTATTAAGATTTTCTAAACCTTTTTGATTCTTGGCTAGAAGGATAATATGATTATATACAAGATCTTGTTGACCTGATCTTTCAGACTTATCTCTTCTATCAGATATGTCTGCACACATATATCCTTCTAGACCTAGAATTGGCTTTACACCTTTTGCTTTTGCAATTCGGTACAGTTCCCGATGCCCAGATAAGGTTCCGTGATCTGTGATAGCCAGTGCTGGCATACCAAGTTCAACTGCTCGGTTTATATATTCTTCTGGAGTAGCAACACCGTCAAACAGTGAGTAATGAGTGTGTACGTGTAAGCCTACGTAACTCATTTTACCAATCTGTATTGGTTGATGAAGTTACAGATGGGGTATCAAACCCCAAATAGAAAGCCTCTTGTTCAGCATAAGGAATTTTCTTTAATGCTAACTCAAGTGGATATGGCTTAACTGCTGACCAGTCGTATGGCTCTTTATCTGGTGCAGATGGAATTAGTGTATAACTTGTTTCTGTACCTTGGCCATTACGCTTTAATTTCCAGTTTACGTTTGAGATGCTTCCTGTTTCAAGAGCATACTCACGAATTGTATTAAATGCTGATTGCTTGCTAACACCCATTGACCAAATTGCGGTATATGGTGCTTCAATGCCGTCGTCTACTAAAACGTTGCAGTAAAAACGAAGACGTGCTCTCCAGCCAGCCTTTGGATCTTTTCTGTGCATTTCTTCTGCCCAGTCACGACCTTCTGTTTCCATTGTGTCTACAGCCTTGCGCTTGTAGTCTTTTGGATTTACGTGTTCTTTTACAACAAGTGCTAATCCTCTTTCAGGATTATAGTTTGCAGAATCTTCGTCAAGTTCTTCAACGAATCTAATTTTTGCAGATTGTCCATCGGCAAGTTTTAGCCATCTTACCTTTGGAGAGTTTTCATCATATTTTGGTTTGTCAACTAGGGCGTTAATGTTTTTTAGTCCCTTTACTATAGTCATATTTTTATTTTTCTCCTATTTTTATAATATTAACCCAAAATATTTTAACATATATGCAATAGCAAGAATGCTCCACAATATATTAAACCATATAAGGGTTGGTATAGTTTTTATTGTTGATGACCAGATTAATCCAAGACTTGAAACAAGTGCAAAGATATATAGCCACCAAATTTCTTTTCCAAAAAGTAATCCTGGAAAAATTATACAGGCTTTAGCAACAAACGCAAAAAATTCTACTGTGTTTGGTCTATTCCAATATTTTTTATGACTCATTGTTTTTAAAGCAATGACCCACTCCATATGTCTTTTTACTTTTTTATTTTTCATATCTTTTATCATATCCTGATTTATTTATTTGTTCTGCTGAGGGCAACCAAGTATCAGCATTTTCTTGTATTCCGTGCCCTTCAACAATTCTATTAAATAGATTAAAGGCAGCACAAACAGCAATAGCATCCTTTAGTTCATCTTCTGAAAATCCAACATCAAATACCTTTTGTGCATCCTTTTTTGTAATTGATGATGGAGCAACAGTTAATTTTTTAACATAGTCTAAAATACTTTCAAGCCTATGTCCAGAATAATTATCAGATAGTGCAATATTAACTTCTTCTTCAGATGCACCTACAGACAATGCAAAAACTTTGTGTGATCCAGTACAAAATTTACAATTATTTAAATTTGAAGTAAAAGTTGCAATTAATTCTCTATCTTGTTTTGACAAAAAAGAATCTTCTCTTAATATTTCTTGTGCAAAAGATAATAACATCATATATTTTGATGGTCTTTGCATAAAAACATCAACAATTGTTGAAGTTTCTTTTAAAGAGTCAAATATTTTTTCACTCATTTTATTTTTCCTTTTTTTTATTGTAGCATATTAATTATAGAGTTGTCAAACTGGAATTCTAACTTTTTAATTGCTTGATCATCCATGTCACCTATATCTTTATACTTTTTATCTATATATACAGAAGTAACAACAGGTCCAAGTTTTTCAATTAACTTATCTCTCATTATTATTCCTGCATCATCGTTGTCTGCAATCAAAACAATGCTGTTAAAATATTTTTCTAACAACCTTATCTGTGCTGCAGAAACATTAGCCCCTAACGTAGCAACGGCAGGGAATCCTACTTGATCTAATCTAATTGCATCAAAGGATGACTCTACAACATAAACTGTGCTAGATGTTTTTATCCTGTGCAAATTAAATAAAACTTTTCCTTTTGGTAATCCTGGTGTATTTTTAAATTCTTTGCCTTCAATAGTTCTTGCAACAAAACCTATACACATTCCATCTGGAGAATGTATTGGTATAGTAACTGAATCTTGTTTTTCAGAGTATCCAAGACTAAACTTATCTATTGACTCTTTTGTAATTTTTCTACCTTCAAAATATCTAATTGCTCTTGGAGATTCTAATGCTTGATTATTTAATCTTTTAATTAATAACTCGTCATATTGGACAAACTCAGGTTTGCTGATCAATGCTTTATTAACAGAATCCTCAATATTTGTTTCTTGCTCTTTACTTTTAATATATCTTACAGCCTCAAAATAAGTTCTATTAGATGTATACATTACAAACTCAATAAGAGTTTTTGTGGTTTGACATCCAAAACAAAAAAACATTCCATGCTCTTTTGACACTTCTCCAGCGGGAGTTCTATTATTGTTATGATATGGACAAAAAACAATATAATCAGTTCCATACTCTGCTTCAATATCAATACCAGCGCCAGTTAGTACACGCTTAACTTGTTCTGCTGTATATGAATCTCTATTTATCATCTTCAAAATCCTTATAACGATAGTAGCCTCTATCAAAGTCTACTTGAACTAAAAAGTCTCCCATAAAACCATTTCTATTTTTTCTAAATACGCATTCAATAATATCACTATTCGTAGCACGACCTAATGCCATTACCCAGTCAGCATCATAAGCAATTTGTCTAGACCATGCAGTCTGCCCTAAAGTTGGCGGTGTAGAAAGATCTTTAACGTCATCTGGAGTAGCAGAAGATATAGCAATAATAGGAACTTCTTCACTAATAGACATAAGTTTAAGTTCACGAGATAGATTTTTCATACGTACCGTCTCGTTGTCTGCTTTTTGATTTGGTGACATAAGTTGTAAATAATCTACAATAACAAAGTCTGGTTTATATTGATCAATCTTTCCACGTATAACTGATGGAGTTAAATCTCCACCATTATCATTAGAAATAATATGAAACTCTGGCTTACCTGCTAATTTTTCAGCATGCCATTTTTTAAGCATATCAATTTCTACTTCACCATTACTAAGTTTACGATGAGACCAAAGTCCTTCACCCATAATTGCAAATACACGATTACGAACTTCTGTTTCAGACATTTCAAGACTGATAATAAGTGGACTACGACCTTGCTTCCAAGCCTGTACAGCAAAATACAATGCCAGCCAAGATTTACCTATTCCTGGATAGGCTAAAAATACTCCTAATTGCCCTGGCATAATTCCTGAAGGTAAATAATTATCAAATCCTGGTAGTCCTGTTTTAATTCCAATGTGTCCAAGATCCTGCATTTTTTTTACATTTTCAAAATATGCAACCGCTGAATCTAAATCTGTAACTTCAATATCCCTAATAGCAGCGGTATTCTTTTTTAACTCAGATGTTTTTGTAATTAATTGCTCAAGGGCATTTGAACCATTTCCTACCTGAACTTCAGATGCTGCATTACGTAATATATCTTTAAGGCTATCATTTAAATACTCTGTTTGTAATTCTTCTAAGTGGTGTTTGGTTGATCCAACATTTTCTACTGGAGCAAAATCTCTAAATTTTTCTACGACCAAAGATGCTGGCGGAACTGATTGATTATTTTCTGAATATAACCTGATAAAATTCCAGACATCATTATGAGTTCTTAAAAGATTATCTACGTTGGCTTGTAGCAAAACATGTATTTGTTTATCACTTAATACTGCACTAATTAGTTTTGCTTCTGTATTATTCATTTAACCACTTTTTTCCTAATTGCCTACGCTCTTCTCTTTCTTTTTTATCCTGCTCTTTTTCTATCTTTGCTTCCAATATTTTTTCTGCGTTGTACGCAAAGTAACTCCAACTAGGAACAGTAGCAACATTAAAATAATAATCTAATAAATCATAGCACTGTGACAAACCATAAGAATCAATAACCCCATCTGCTGCCCATTGCTCAACATTAAGATTCATTAAAGACCTTTTTTCATATCTTTGCAAATGAAGTTTATTATAACGACTAAGCAAAGCCATACGTTCTTTGCGATCAGCCATATTATTTTGAAGCCAACTGAACCTTTGCTTCGTTTACCTTTTCAATCAATTGAGTTTCAACAGTTTTATAAACACGATCTTGTGCCTGTTTAATATTTTCACCTTGACGAACATAATCTGTAATGCCAAGATCAACTCTTAATGATTCAAAATTACCTAGATTTAATGTATATCCAAGTGTTGCTGATACCTTTGTTGTGTTATTTTCTTCCATACCCCACCTTTTCTAACTTTAAATATTCTCTGCCCACACAGGAATAAATCTACCATCTTCGGTCTTTGTATATGTAAGTATACCGTCACCCATTCGTCTTGTCAATTCTTGGCTTGTAGGTGTCATATTATTTGTTATTAATCCGTCTTTTCTTGGTTGTCCTATGTGTATAGTAGCCAGTATAGCACGAATCTCCCTAACCATGCTTTCTGAATAATAAGATCTTATTTGCCAACCTCTTTGTCCATTTAATCTTGCTCCAATTGGTGGCGGAATCATTCCATTTTTAATTAACTTTGGCATATATTTTCTATGACGATTAATTAATTTAGCAGTCTCTGCAACAGTGTATGCACGTTCTCTATTTTTTCTAAAATCAGAACGTAAACAAGTTTCAATTCTATCTTTAGTAATATTATAAACAGAAACCATTCCAGTAGATCTTGAACTATGGTGTAGCCTTACCAAATCTCCATTAAGAAACCATATCTTTTTATTACCCTTTATTACAGTTTCGTTATTGTAAATTTCGCCCTGAATAATTCCTTTGCTAGTAACCATTTTCCTTCTTCGCTTTCTGTTGGCGGATGATAAAACTGCCTTTCTCCACATACTAAGCAGTACGTCTCTAAATGTTGGGTACTACTGTATTGTCTGTCAACAAATACTCTACCCTTGCATTTTTTGCAAGAAATCATTAATTTTTACCTCTAGTTTGGAATACCAATAATTATTAAATGTACTGCTAAAGATAAGTCACCAGAAGTACCAAACCTTACAATACCTTCAACCCTTGTTTCTGTAACGCTCTTTAAAATAACATTTACGTTTTGTCCTGCTGGAGTTTGTCCAGTATTAACTGGAGTTGCTGATACTATTGGTGGGTATTTAAAGTCTTGAAAATCATAAGTAAATGTTTTTTCGTTACCCGCCGAAACTGTTGAGTTATTTGCTACTTCAACCAAGCCACCTATAACTCTGGTGTTAGAGGTTTGAACTGGAACTTTACCTGCAGAGGCGGTATCAATTATAGTTTTACTAGTTTGCTTTGAAGCAACATTAGTAGAAAGATCATTAACTGCTTCAACTAATTGATATAAATATGTGACATCAAGTGGTTGACCTCGTTCTGGTAGTGGTACTTTTGCCATTATTTCCTCCTATTAAAGTATATCATTAAACGGTATGTGGACCATCTTCATAAACTAATAAAAATTCAGAGTCTCTTGTGATTGGAATACCCTTTAAGTATATTTCTGCATTAAGTCTATTTGGTGGTGAACCTTGTACAGTTCCATTTATTGTATATGTGTTGGGAATTGGGAAAGAAATATTTCCACCATCAATTCTTTGCTTATATATCCAATCTCCATTATCACTTCTATGCCACTTAAGCCATATATCAAACTCATGGGCTTTTCTTATTTCATTACCATCTATTTGTATTGAAACTGAGTCCCAAGCAAGCGAAGCAACATCTCCAGCCTTGTTAAACGCTATTGAACCAGGAACATAAGTATAATTTGGTTGAATAATAGATATTGGAGACCACTGTGATGTACGGTTTTTATCTTCTGAAACAACTCTATATCTTAATATATAACCTTCTTCATTTATATCTATAGAAGGAAGGTCTTGTTGTTTTATTCTTATTTTTTTTATTCCTTGGTCTGGCATTATGATATTACTCCGCCAGAAACATCTACTGAAAATCTAAACTCAATATAATTACTAGTATTAGAACTCTTTACAATTGTTGATGCATCTTGAGTTTGAATAACTGAATATCCTGTTAATCCATAGAGTGGATTTAGTGTAGAAACATTTTCTAATCTCATTGCATCTAGTGCTACATAATAATTGCTAGATGGAACTCCAGCATCAATAACGCAAGCGTATATTTTAACTACTGTAACAGCATTCCATGTAAAGTTTGCACTAGTATATAATTCTTGAAGTTGTTTTGTTACAACAAAATATCTTTCAGTAGAAAAATCGTAGGCTCCTCCACTACTATCATCAATAACTTCTGCTTCAAATCTTGCGTATTCTGCGGTTTCTGTTTCTGTTGATGCAAACTCTACCATTATTCTAACATTTTCTGGTGTTGCTCCAGCGTTTCCATCTTTGTTTATTAACGAAAATGCTAAACGTAATTCATCTGTTGGAGAGTTTCTTGTAAAATCAACGCTGGCACCAGTTAAGTGAATATGATTTGATCCAGCCTCTATTACAAAATGATCTTGTGCTGCACCACTTTCTTCATTAATTGTTATGTCAGCGTCATCACCTTGAATTAATATTATGTTATTTAAAAATCTTGGTCTTTCATATCTTTCAGGTCTTGGAGATTTAAAAAATATTGGATTATCCGCATTTGTTTGAAATACTGGATCTGTAATTGCAATAACATTATCATATAACGGTTCATCTAATGCAGCAGAAAATGTATCAATGGCTACTGCTGCTTCTGCTGTATGATGTTGCCAATTTTCTGTTTGCGTAAATGCAAAAACAGTTTTACTATCATATGCGCCAGCAGATGGATTTGATCCTGCAGAATATATTCCAACTTCTGATATTTCATATCTTTCTTCCGTTGGTAATTCTGCTGTTAAAACTATTTTATCTAAACCATTTTCATTTACAAAGCCTCTTGATGAAATTGGAACACGAAACATTTCAAAATCTAAGTTTATTTTTGCAGAGTAATCTCCTATTGGATCTCCAGTTGTAAGCGGGGTAGCACCACAACCAACAGCAATATATGAGGCATAGGCTGGCGCTTGTCCAAGCAGGTATTTAGCAATAATAGATTTACCAGTATTAGTAATCATGAAATATTTTCTCCAAGATCTATATTATATATTGTACCACCTAGGGTAATTTGTGTCTCAATTTGTTCATCATTGTTTATATTAACAAACTCAATAATTAAATCACCAGTATCTTCATCAAAATAAAGGTTTTCTCCATTTGTTCCATTTCCTTCGTATGGGATCTTGTCTTCTAGTTTAATAGAAAATCCAGCAAAGTATTTATCTGCGGTTTGCTGAAGGCTTAGAATATTATTTGGATTATACCGTTGCTGAATTATAGATAAATTTTTAATTGGTTGATAAGATATTTTTTGACCATTAACAATATCAGATCTTGTAATATTAATTAATTCTTGTCCACCTATATTTTCAAATATTAAATCAAACATTCCATCTACAGGAACGGACTCATCATCAAATAAAATAATATCAAGGGTTGCTGTTTTTACTGGTTCTGGTGCAGCAAAACTTCTTAAAGCAAATGATTCTGGTTCTGGCGCCATAGGCGTTGCTGTAATGTTTACAGATGGTGGGGCTTCTGCCTTTATAACTCCAGAGTCTAAAGATCTTCCAAAATGTTTTCTTTCTTTGTCTTCTAACATTGCAAGCATTGCCATAGTATTTATGTGGCCATTTTCTAGCGTTACTTTTGCTCTTTCGTTTGCTGTTAATTGTTGATATGCAGGAACATCGTTAAAATATCCTTGAGCATTTACTCCGCCTCTACGTTCTACCTCTGCTGCTCCAACTATTGAAATTGCTTCTGCCGTTTTAGCAGCATCTATTTCATTACTAACAACATCTCCAGAACTTGCTTTAGGCATATATAAACTATCAAAAGCACCCATGTTACACCTCTGCCAAATAAAGTATCATGTCTGGTCCAGTAAGTCTTCTAGCATATTCAATATTATATACTACAAATCTTTTAGTATCTGATGTAACTAAATCTAAATTGTTAGAGTTTTTATAATTAACTTTTACAATATCTCCAAGTTGAATTGTTGGTGTTGCAAAAACTTTAATTCCTATTGATTTTTTAGGAACCATTAATTTGTTAATTAGCCAACCCATTAGGCTTTCTGCATCATCTTGAGTTTGTATATATGGAGTATCTAATGTAAATTCATTATTTCCATATATCATTCTGCTTCTTTTAATATTGTCATATTTTTCTTTTTCAATAAGTGGAGAAATAATCTGAGAAGATGCAGTTAATTCTGGATCAGCAAAGTTACTTCGTTTTTTAAAATATTCGTCAACAGTTAATTCATGTGTTGTATCTTGGGTAAATGTAATACCTTGAATTCTTAAATAATTTCCAGTAGTTTCATCAAGGTTTAAGGCTGTATCTGTAGCATTAAATATTAAAAATTCTGCGCCATATGAGTCAGCATAAAATCCAGATGTTACATAATTTTTTATTTCATTAAATGTTGGTGATAGTTGAGCATAAAGTGCTGGATAGGCACGATCATATTTAATGTCAAAATAAGAACATTCTCTCATGATTGAACCAAATTCTTCAAAATACATATTATATTTTGGTGGTTGTTGAGCACTAATTCCAGACAAATAAGTTGATTGAATAATTCCATTCATTGCATATTTTCTAATTGATTCATTAGCAGTTATTTCTTTATCACCAAAGGCAGATGACAAAGTTTCTCCAACTGTAAAGACGGTATTTTGAGAATAATTTTCCGATAGTGCATAAATATTTTCAAACATAAGTCTAGAAGATCCACGAACAAAGGGAGCCATATTATTATAAATAGGAAGTGGATCTGGATCATCTATTACTTTAATTAATTGATTGTTAATATATAAAAAGAATCTTCTGATTTTTCCTATGTCTTGATATTCTACTGCTAAATCATACACCGTTGGATTTTCCTCACCAACCATTCTGTATTGTCCAGTAAATCTACCATCATCAACTGTAATCTTTGATAGCCCACCCCATAATTTAATTGGTATTGCATCATTGTTTGATAAATCTTTTTTAATTTTATAAAAAACAACATTGTTTATAGATATATCAGATTGATTATTTTTATCTAATTTTAAATATGACTCTACGTTATTTTCAGTTAACGCAACTATTTCAAAGTAATATCCATTATTTGTTGTTGGATTTAATAATACCGCAATTCCACCAGAGCCACCACCAATGCTCACATTTTGATCTGGTTGAACTCCAGCAACTTGATAATACGTTGCGCTTCCTGTTGGAGTTTGTGAACGATTTTCATTATTTTCTATTTTTCCAATAATTCTAACTCTTGCTCCAAAATGTCTATAAGCATTATCTAATTCTTTATATACATAAGAAACCAAATTAATAGGAGTTTCTGTTGTTTCAAATGATGGACCATTCATTACCAAAGCAGAAGATTGAATTGTTCCAGTTTGAGTTGATAAAGAACTATTAACAGAAGTTTCTGTTCCATAACTAGAAGACATAAAGTTTTTAATTGTTCCGCCTCTTGATGTTTGTCTTGCTTTTGTATTATTAACTCCTGCTGCTCCAGTTGTTGTTGCTGGTAAAGATATATCTTCAAGCAAAGTTGTTGTAAATAAATAATTAGTTTTCATTTCACAACCTTTAACATAATCATTATTTGACCAATAAGAACTTATTCCTGCAGAATGACTTGTTATAGGAGTTCCAAATTGACCACGACCATGCTCAACGACTGCTCCATTTTGTAAACGAGTTACTCCTTCAATTGTTTCATAGTAAGGAATAGAATAAATTCTAACCAAGCCAGTTGGATAAATTTTTCCATTAAATGGTAGTGATTTAAAATAATTCTGATACTCTTGGTTGCTTGTAATCCAAACATTGCTAGTTCCTTGTCTATGTGAAACCCTCCAAGCCTGTATTGCTTCACCCTTTTGTGCTTCTGTAATCTCTCCATTAGCAACTTGTTTATCTAAATTATCAATAATACTATTTGGTGCTAATCTACCAGGCAAAACTATTTGTGGCTTAGTTTCATCTAAGTTAATTCCGTCAGATAGAATTGGGTACCAAATTGCAAGGGTAACGTTAAATTGAGCAGCATCATATCTAATAATTTCTCCATTAGAATAAAAATATCCTTGATATCTTGTAAGCCAATAAACATTTTCGCCAAGATCTAAAACGTTGTTTTGCATTTTACGATTAACTACTGTTGGAACTGCGCTTGATAAATCAGAATTTAATGGCATTGCACCAAGAACATACTTACCCTGCTTAGATGCAACTTCATTTATTGTTTTAGTAGAATCGCTTCCAGATACTTCCCATAACAATGCTGGCTTATATATCCATGTCTTATCTCTATCTATCATGCTTGCTTGACGAACTGAGCCATAAGATCTTTGAATATATCTGGTTGTATAATTTATTTTTCCATTATTATAAACTTTTTTATCTTCTGAAGCAATTGAAATAATATTAGGCAATGTTCCAGATGTTTGATTTTCAATAATACCACTTACTGATTGATTTGTTGAGCCAGACAAGATTATATTAAACTCTCTATCATCTTCATCTGGCAATATATAGTTTTTGCTCATTACTATAAAGTTATTGTATTCATCAAAGAACATTGCAGTTTGTGTTGATACTGCTAACTGATTTAATACTTCCGCTACTGTTTGATCTGGTGCAATAAAAAAATATGGAATTATTGGATCTGGTTCATTTGTTGTTCTATAAAAAGCATAATTACTAAAACCAATATAATCAAGAATTAAACTAATTGCATAACTAAGAGATACTTCTGTTACAAGCATTCTTGGTGCGGGCATTGATTCTAAAAAGAAATAAAAATCTCTTAGTGATATTTCTAATGTTCCGCCAGTAACGTCTGCTTGTGGAAAGCCATCAGAGTATAAAGTTTTAATTGGAACCCAATAGTCATATCCACTTACATTTAATATTTTTTCATAAAAATTAAATTTAATATTCTTACGAATATAATCTTTTACAATACTAGTTGTATTATTATCATTAAATGCTTGATCATCATCAAACAAAGATATTGTTCCAGTTGATGCTAATAATTGTCCTACTGGTAGTGCAGAATTGCCAAGGTCTGAAAGAATTTTTTTAATGCTATATTCTATTGTTTTATCAGATATATTCACAACCAATCTTGGAGACATTTCAATTAGATCAAATGTAGAGTCAGCCTTATTCATTCTTTCTATAACAACTCTCAAACCACGTATATTTTGAAACTCTCTATATGTGGTTTCTCCATTTGTAGGCTCTTCAAATGATGATGGGTTTGTTAAATCAGTAACAAATGTTGTTTTATTGTCTATTTGTTCATTGCCTAATACCCATCCATATACTGGTTCAAATGTGTCATATTCTTCTGTTGTACCGTTCCAAATATGGTATGTTCCAACATCTCCTTCATTTTCAATAACTAAGTAGGCATAACCATTTGTTGATTCTGTTGGTAACAGTGTATCTGAAGAGTATATATTTGAATGAATAAATGTTTCTTTAAAAGCATCTGGAATATTTTTTAATGCGTATTGTAATTCAACATATCCATCATGTTTAATTATCGCAGAGCCATCATCACGAGTATCACCATCATTAAATACATAAGCATCTATCCAATTGTTTCCATTAAGATATTGAATTTTCCATCTTGTTGGAGTTGATTTATTAGAATTTCCATAAAATGGATCTGCAAATGTTTTTGATATGTCTGTAAAATCTCCAAGGTCTATATCTCCAACATGTGTTTGCATTTTAACAATAATTCTATTTGTTGGTACATTATTTTTATAAACAACAAAAGGAACTGTATCGTCTATATAGTAAGTTCCATTATTTAATGTTTTAGCAATACCTCGCTCAATTCCTTCTTCGGTTCTAAAAGAAGTCCAGTATTTAAATTGATCATAGCGTGACGCCATATAATATCTTGGTCTTCTTGCCAAGTCGCTACCAGAGTTTGCTAAATACTTTCCTTTAAATGCTGTTGCTTTATTAATACCAGATCTTGGTCTAAATGGTTTTACGCAATCTTCTAAAGAGTATAGTAGTTTTAGTTTTTCTTTTGTAGATGTAAAAATTTGTGGAGTATTATTATTTTCAAGCCCCCCATCAATAACAACATCAGCATCTGTTGCACCAGTGTAATATTCTCCAGTATCTGCGCTATCAAATGTATTTGGTAATGTTAAAAACTGAGAATTTTGTTCTTGAGATCTGTATCTGTAGTTGCCAAGTTTAAATATATTATCTGGCATATTCATATTCCACTCAGCCAGAACTAATGACTCTGTCTGTATTGTTGCAGATGTTTCAAAGTGATTTTTTAATTCAGTACTTTCAAACATTTAAACTTCTTCCAGTGTTACCGATATGTTCCAAAGATCATGATTTGTTGCTCCACGTTTTACGACGGAATAATTAAAGTCTGCAAAATAAACTTGAATAATTTGATTATATCTGTTCAAACCAGTATATTGATAACCCTGACCTTCTAAGTTTGTATATTTATCATAGGCAAGGTACATCCAAAAAGGACCCTGATGTGTCTCATACCAGTCAAGAAGTTCTACTCCACCTGCACCGCCATCTGCTGTGTACTCTGTTGTAGATCCTTCGCTTGGTGATACTCCTGTTGTTGTATTAAAGTTAGCCAATCCTGAATACCCTCGTGAAGGCAACATATTCCAAGATACAGACATAGTCAGTTTATCTGCAATGTGGTATGAACGCATACGGCCATTAATGGTTCTTTGACGTTGCTCAATTCTTTGGGTATTAAATTGCATGTCCCCTCTATTATGATCAGATAAAATAATGAATTGATCTAGTAGGTTTGGATCTGTCTCTTCTGTGTCTGCCCCCACCTCTATGCCATTGGGCACGTATAAGCCATTAGAGAGGGTTCCAGCGTTATTTGCCCATAGGATACCCTGCGGTCTTGTATACCTGCGTCTACCTGTTAAATAAGCACTAGTAGCCATTATCGTCTCTGCCCTCTAACTCTTTGTGAGTCAACATTTTTAATCTCTCTCATTACGGCTCTAGCAATATCGTTGGCATTTGAACTAGCACCATTAATGCTGAATCCTAAATTATAATTATACACTGCCGTTGAGTTATCGCTTACAGATGTTGAAATGTTACTTACTGGAATTTGAGTCATACCACCACGACCAAGCATTCCAGGATACTTAGATTCATTAATTCTTTCAAGTAGTGGCCTGTATGCTTTTGTTGCTGCTTTATTTACTACAAACTCTCCAGGTGTAAGCATTGCTGGCACGGTATCAGATCCCATAGCCCTTCCACCGTTTGTCATATATTTAGGAACTATTCCACCATAGTTTTTACCTATAGTCTTTTTTAGTTTTGCTACTGTTGTATTTACTTTTGCAATTGTTTGTTTTATGCCCTGTAAAACTACAGCCTTTTGTTCTGGCGTAATTGTTTGTGATGTAATTGTTCCAGCCTTAGCGCCTGCCATAATTTCTGGAAGAGTTGTTGCTCCTGAGCCAAGTGCCTTTTGTGCTGCAAGTGCTGCACCCAATGCTGCTGCCAGAGATTGTGCATTTTTTGACTGTTCTAATAATTGCGCTGTAAATGGAATACCTGCAGCAGTTGCCAATTGTATTAGTGTGTCAAGGTTATCCATTTCTTCTTTTGTTCCCTTGGCATATACATAGCCTTCTTTTGTAACCCTGACTTGTTCATTTAATGCCGTAATATTTAAATTGATTGACTCAATAGTGCTTTCAATTGTTTGTTTTTGTGACTCTAAAGTTTTTAGTTGAGTTGCCTCAATAATATTGATTTGAAGTTGAAGTTCTTTATTTTGTTTTTCAAGAGCATTTCTTCCAAGTGCAGCAATTTGTGCGTCACGAGTAACAGTTAATGCTTCTTTTTGTCCAGTTACTGAGGACTGTGCTTGTTCTACTCTTGCTTCTTGTGCTAACTGTGCAGCAGTAGAAATATCACCACGAGTAAGGGCATCTGCAATTGAAAGTCTTTGTTTTTGAATGTTTGCAATATCTTGATTAATTGTTGCAATTTTATCAAGTGCCTCTATTTGTTTATTGTATTTTTCATTAATTGCATCTTCTTGTAATGCAATTTTTTCAAGGGCTAAATTATTGCTATCAATAACTGCTTGTATAGGCTCAATCTGTGATCTTGTAACATTTTCAATTTGCTTATTTACGTCTGCTAGTCTTTTTTCTTGAACAGCCAATGCATCGTTTTCTTTTTTAATTTGTGGTGCAAATTGCATATCAATTAATTTTTCACGAAGATTTGCCTGAGCCTGTGCTCTTTCTAACTGTGCTTTAAATAGATTTGGTCCAGACATATATTGGAACTCTGCCTTAGTTTGATCTGCTAATGCTTTTTTATATTCTTTTACTAAAGCAATAATTTGTTTTAATGATTTACCCTTGCTATTAGCAATAACCAAAGATGCTATTTCTGCATCATTAGAAAGTTCTGTAGCAGTTTTTTCATCAATTTTTGCATTACGTAATATTATGAAAGCCTGTGTTTGTTGTTGGATTGCTTTAATTCTTTCTTGTAGTGCATTTAACTTACCTGCACCACCTGGACCACCATCCGTGTCTTTATCCGCATTATTAACATCTGTAATAGCACCAAAAAGATTTTCAAATGCCTTTGTTAATCCATTAATTCCTCTAGTTCTTGTTTTTAAATCTGATGAAGACAATGCTTTAATAATTGGACTATCTTTTCCAAGAACTCCAGCACTTAATAAAGCAACTAACATCATTTCTTGTTTTACAGTATATAATGTAGATAAAAATGGCTTTGCATCCATATCAAGTTTTTTAAATAGTTCTAAAAGCGCAGTCCTTCTTGATATTTCATCAAGCCCTTCTACTGCACCTAATATTCCATAAATGCCTTCTTCAAATTGTTTTCCATCAATAATTCCCAATCTAAACATTCCAGCAGCAGATTTTGCAACTTCTGAAGAAAATGTACTAAATTCTGACAAAGCCTTTGTTGCTTCTTTTGTTTGTGTTGTATATGTTCTAGCACCAGCCTTACCAGCACTCACAACTACTGTTTTTGTTAAACCTTTTTCAACTTGCTCTGCAAGATTATCTGTAAGTGGTTTTATTTGAGCCTGAATATTTTTTATTGATTCTGGAGAAAAATTAATAGATTTAACATCTAGTTTTACATCAGTTTTTCCAGCCTCTTCACGAAGAGCATCAATAATTGTCTGTACCTGTTCTTCAGCAAAACCTTGTGCTCTTAAATTAAGTGCTAAAGATGTAAATGCTAGTTGTGCTTGTTGAGCAGTTGCCTTAGAAAGTGTATTAATTTGTAAAGCAAATTGTTTTTGAAATGATTCATCTGCCCTTAGTCTATCTCTTGCAGTTCTTACATCTTTTCTAACAATTTCTCTATTTCTTCCCTCAAAAGGAAGTTTCGTTGGAACTACTCCAAAGAAGTCTCCAAGAGTTTTTACCTGATCTGTTGTGGTCTTCATTGCATTTGAAAGACCATAAATATATTCTAATTCTTTTTCTCTTGCACTGTTAATAAGTTTAATTATTCCAACTCCTGCAAGAAGCGCTACAGATGTTAATCCAAATGCAACCTTAAATCTAGATATTAAACCAACTATTTTTTCTCCAGTCAATAGTTGTATTACTGATGACAAAGCAAACAATGGTCCACTTATTTGAAATAATATTTCAGAAAATTTTCCTAAATTTCCACCAGCCATTGAAGCAACACCAGATAGTGCAGATAAAGCAAAAGTGCCACTCATAAATGCCTTATTGAGTGAGTTCATCCTTGCATTCATTGCTGCTGTTCGTCTTTGTTGTTGTGTTGCAAGAAGTTGTTCTCTATTACGTCTTGCATTTTCTGTTATTACTGATAAAGGAACTCCCGCACCAGTTGTTCTTGGTGGCTGTCCTACTGCTCCACCTGGAACAAATAATCCAGATGCTGTTTGAACCATGCCTGCGCCAAGTTGTTGACCTACTACCTTTGCATCATCAATATATTGTTTTCCGCCAACTATAAATCCTTGACCTATGCTTGCTCCAACCATTTCTGTTTCTCTTGAAGGAGATGCAACTTTTGCTTGTTTAATTGCTCCACTTGTAACATTTTTTGTAATTGCTTCTGTTACTTTTGCACCAACATCTCCAAGGTATGGCGTCATTTGTCTTGTTAATTCTTCTGCACTTGCAGTAATAGATGTCGTAATATGTGACATTGTTGCAACTTGCCACTGATTTAGCATAGGGTCTAAAGTTTGAAAAGATTTTAATGTTTTTCCTTTGCTTTGTGAAAAACGTTCTGTTTGACGAAACATTTCTGGATTTTGTGACAATGCAAATTGTTGTGCTGCTTTTCTTGCTCCCCTGTAAGATCCTGGAAGCGCAGTTCTTCCAATTCCGCCCATAGATCCTGATCCAACGCCAACTGGTCCTACTGTTCTAATTTGATTAATTGCATTTTCAAGTGCAACATCAATATCTTTTCCAGCAATTTTAATTCCTTTTGCTGCATCACGAAGTGCTGGAACAACTATTTCTTCTAGATCTGCATCTTTAATAAATTCTCTTCCAGATTGATTTAAAGCATCTGTTGCTGTTTTTGTAAAAAGATTTGCTACTTCAATAAATTCTGATTTAAACTTAGGATTATTAATTCCAACTTTAATTTCTCTTCCAATAACTGCAAGCAATGGCCCCATAACTCCACCACCAGCACTACCTAAATATTGTGATACTGCAGATGCTGAAACACCTCTACCTCTAGGATCTCCCATTGCTGTATTGATTCCTTCTGGTAAGAACATTGTGGCATTCTTAAATCCTTTACCAACTTGGAATCCAGGAATTTTATCTGCAATCATTCCATTAATTAATGGTGCATACTTCTTTGCCATATCTGTAGGAATAACTGCTTCTCCTGGAGATAGCATTGCTGGAACTACATCCCCTGCTCCTTTTGGTCCAGGAACTGAAACAATACCGCTTGCTAGTCTTTTAGCACCTCTTCCTGGCAACATCATTCCAGGATTATTCATTGCGAAATTTCTTGCTGCTCCTGCTGCTGATGTGTATGCTTGAATTAGTTGATTAATAGCAGTTGCTTCTGCTGTAAATGTTTGTGTTAGTTTGGCGTGTGTTTGATCAAGCGAATGTGCTGCTGATGCTGCATCTAGTTGTTCGCTTGTCATATATTGAGTTTGCTCTCCCAATATTTGTGTTTGTCCAGTTAGTCTTTGATATCCTCCACGAAGGGTTAAAAATAGTTTAATAATATTGGCTATACCGTTTGCAAGCAAACCAAATGTCATAAGTAATACTGGACCAACGGCACCAATGCCAACCGTTAGTAAGGTAATTAATCTTTTTGTTCCAGAAGATAGGTTAGCAAACCTTTCAAGAACATTTCCAACAAAATCAATAATTGGAGTAACAGCCTCTAAAAATGCTTGACCAACTGGAACAAGTGCAACCTTAAGATCTTCAACTGTTTTCTTAAACTTGTTCATTGCAGAGTCTGCAGTCATTCCTAATTCTTGTTCAGATAATGCAGAAAGTTCTTCTACTGAAGAATTTGCTAGATCAAGAACACGAGCAGCCTGATTGCCATCCTTTGCAACGTTAGCAAATAATGTTGATAGACGAGCAAACTGGAACTTTCCAAACATCTGCTCAATTGCTCTTGCTCTTGATAGAGGATCTAAAGCATTAAGTGCATTTGCAAATTCAACTACTGTTGCCTTAAGATTTCCTTTATTTTTTTCAACAATTGCGGTTGCATTAATTCCAAATCCTGCAAGCATTTCAGATGCTTTTTTAGTTGGATTGATCAATGCTGCAAGACCAGACTTTAAAGCGTTAGCACCTTCTGATGCATTAATACCACCTTCCTTCATGGCTGCCATAAAGAATGTTAAATCTCTTACATCGCCACCTAATTGTTGAATAACTGGGGCTACTTTTGGAATAGCCGTAGTGATGTCGTCAAGAGATACAACGGTTTGGTTTTCTACTGCGTTTAAGAAGTTAATCGCATCTGCTAATTTTTCAGATGACATGCCAAAAGCATTTTGTAAAGAAATTGTTGTTTCAAGTGCCTTTTGACTATCAATTTGACCAAGGATAGAAAGACGTGTTGCTTCTGTGGTTTGACGTTGTAAATCTAATCCTTGGAAGCCTGCTGCTGCAGCCTCTGCTGCCAAACCGACAGTAGTAGAAACTGCTACACCATATTTAGTAAACTGCTTTCCTAATTCTGTAATATTATCTAATACTTGTTTTGTTTCTTCTTGTGGTGTAAATAAATCTCCATAAACTTTTCTAAACCTAAGAGCCTGTGCTTCCATGTCCATAAAGGTTTTAGTGGCTGCTGTACCTACTGCCATTAATGGCAAGGTAAAACCAACCATTAACTGACGACCAGCCCATTGTGTATTCTTACCAAAATTTAAAAGATTGGTAGAGCCTTGTTTCATTAATTGATTGAACAATGCTTGTTTCTGTGCTGCCATCTGAACTTGAGTTGTATAATCATTCATGTTCAATTGTGTTGGCATAACAGCAATTGCTCTCATTGCACCGTTTGTATCACGGCCCATCTTAATATATTGAGTTTGTAATCTCTTTACACGTTCTTCGGCTACCTTGCCAATTGTGTCAAATTCAGATTTAAATAGTCTTCCAAAAGTTTTTGTAGATGCTCCCGCATAGCGGAAGTACTCACGCATTGAAAATTTATTTTTTTCTAATGAGTCAGTAAATGATTCTGCAGATGTTCTAACTGTACGCATCTCGGCAGTAAATGCACCGATGGCGTTAATGCTATTTAAAAGATTTTTTTGTAATCCCTTTTGAGCAAGGGCTGCTGCTTCACTTGATCTGGCTATTGAGGTGTGAAACTGAGATATCTGACGTTGTAACGCTTTTAGTTGTGCTAATGCATTAGACGAATCAATATTAATGTCAATATTAGCATTAACATCAGCCATTTAGTTTCACACCTCTTTTAAATTATTCGGCCATAGTTACGCCAAGAACGTCTGAAACTTCGGCAAGTTTGATACCTGATGCTGCTTCTACGATCTTGTAAACAGTTGGGAGATCAATATTCTCCTCTAGTTTTTTTACGTCTTCAGAGAGTTCTGGCTTATATTGTTTCATTGCAATCTGCACACATTCCATAAGAATATCCATAGACTTTGCATTGTCTTCCGCCACTGCTCCCACTCCCTCAAACTTCTTCATAAATGGACGAAGTAGAGAGATTTTTAGAGGACGTACTGTAATTTTTGTGCCATCAATTAGTGTGAGGGTACTTTCCTCATACGTAGTTGTTGTCATTATTTCCTCCTATAGGTTATGTCAATTATAGCACGGTGATGCTTAATTTTTTATTATTTTATTTTGTTAAATCTTCGTACTCTAGGCCCATGCCAATGCCAAACCCTGCTTTCTTGGCATTTTGTCCTTGAAGTGCTAAGATGTCTTTACTATCACTAGTTTTTCCTTTACTAAATACTCTAGCCTTCATGTCTTCCCATTCTTTCTGCCCTCGTGAAGATCCAGATTGTTTATCTAAATCTACCCCCTGAATTGCAGCAAGAAACTTTTTTTCTTCGTAATCAAGTTCTCTACGGCTAGAAAGAGTAGCCATTAATTCTGGCATAGATAAAGACTCTTCTAATTCTTTGTAATCTTTCCATATTCCCAGCAAAAATACTTCTGCTTCTATTTTTGCTAAGTCTAAATCAGACCATGTGGAACCACTATCTTCGGCTTGATTTTTTACAGTTTCTTCTGACTTATCATTTATTTTTATACCTGCTGCAACGTCTAATATTTTATATATGGTTGGCATATCAAAAGCATCTTCTACATCAGACTTTTCTACTGATATTTCTGGATAATATTGTTTCATAGCAACTTTTACACAAGTTACTAAATACTCTATTGCTTCATCATCATTTTTGGCCTTTTTAACATTTTCAAATTCTTCCATAAATTCACGCAAATATTTTATTTTTAATGGCATAATTTCTAACTCTGTACCATCAATAAGTTTTATTATTTTATTTTGATAAACGGTTGTTGCCATAATTTATCTATTCTATCATAGGCAAAACAAAAAACCCACCTAATTAAAGGTGGGTCTTTGTTTAATCTAAAACTAGATTATGATTGTCCCCAAGTACGATCTACGATCTTACCATAGGATCCTGAAGCATCTTCTGGAAGTAAACGGAATGAAACTTCAAACATTGACGCTTCGTCACGCTTTGCGGATACAGTTACGTTCTCAATTGATAGAGCACGGTATGCTGTGTAAACACGCTCAACGGAATCAGAGGCATCGCAATCGCCAGTTCCTGGTCCAATTGCAACGATTCCTCGTTCTACTGGACATTCTCCAAGTTCACCTGCAGACAAGTTTAATGCTTGACCTGTAGATGCGTTTTTATTTCCTGTAAGTTGTGCGTCAGAAAATGCTAATGCAAGAAGCAAGTTTTCTAGGGTTGCTTCAGCAAAAGCGGTTGCAAGATTAACCTGCATACCTTGCTTATATAGTTTTGCAACGTCAAGGATTTGGTCTACCTGAACTTCACCGAAGTCTGGTTGGAATTGTAATTCCAAACCATTCATGGTATAACCTATGTTAGTGTAATCTGCTTCGTCTGTAAGTGTGTCTTTAAAAGACTCGCTTGCATCAAAAGCCTCCAGTGTTCCTGGAGTTAAAGTTGTATCAGCAATAAATAATGCTGCTGCACCAACGATAATGTTGTTTGACGTACCACGGCTATATGGCATATTCTTTCACCTCTTTCATAAAGTATATTAAGTTGTTTGGCGTGTTTCCTCAAACTTAATTATACCGCCTTTTATGTATATCTAGACTTTACGGAAACCCCATTAATTGTCATTGGGCTGCTTATGTGATAATCATACTCAACAATTAATTTATTTACAAAAAGGGTTCTGGCTGAGGCTAGTTCTGCTACGTCTCTGCTTTCATCTGCTTGGTATACCCTGGTATTATGAAAATAAATATTATATGGAATAGATACCTCTCCAGCAGAATTTAATATTGGATTTGAAATATTATAAGAATTTACTTCTTGGGCTGAAGCATCTTCACGATCAAGGGCATTTGAAATAACACGTACAGAGTCTATCAATTTACCTACATCTGTAGAATATATAAAGTATATAAGTTGCTCTCTTTTATGAGCATAAAATGGAGTAGGCCTAAATCTCATAAGTCTATCGTAAACAATAAGAACTGGACTTTCGGTTTGTCTTATTTGAATACTGTCATTATATAAGTCTTCAATATTGGTTGGAAATTGTGCTGGAACCATAGGAGTTGGATTAACGAGGTCTGATTCTGCAACAAGCCCATAAAATGCTAATTCAGATAAAACGTACCTATTTAAAAATGTTGGTGGAAAACCAGTATCTGTTAATAAACTCATGACTCTATTCTACCCCAATTGTTGCATTAGTAATCCACTTAAATCCTGTATCAATACCTTTGTTTCTTCCCATTTTTGATCCAGCCTTAAGATTCTTTTTGTATAGTGTTGGTTTTTTAATATAGTCATACAAGCCAGATGCTCTTAAAAATGATTGTTTAAAATATCTTGTCATAAATTCATCAAAGGTAGACTCAAAGCCTTTATATACAGCATCTCCTCCTGGATTTTCTACTTTAATTGGTTTACTTGTAAATACTTCTCCATTAGGACCGTTAAATTTTAATACTTTTGATTTAGTTGGTGCAATTGTAACTGGAATACCATTTTCCATAATTCTTGCTTTGTCATAAAATGGTGCTGTCATATTTTCAGATACACTTCTTGATTGTCTAAAGGTAGATCCAACAGATAATCCAAGATTACTAACTGTGTATCTTAAATCAAACAATCTTGCACTTGGACTTCCAGTTTGGTTCCATTCATAAACATGGTGTAAGGCGCTTGGATTTGCTCTTGCTTGTACATCTATATATTGTGATAAAGATTGAATAACGCCTAGACCTAATTTATCAAGAAATATTTTTTTACCACGATTTACACCTTCTAAAAATCCAAGAGAATAATTTACAATATTATTCATTTGTTTAGTAAAAGAAAGGGTATTTGTATTGACAATCATTAGTCACCTACAGTCTGATTTTCAGTTCTACGCCACAACATTTTATAATATTCCGTAGATCCAAATGGGCCAGTAAATGGCTCAACTGTTGCTATTTCATAAATTGTTCCCCTGCCAGATCTTGGCCCAGCAGTTTCTTTATAAATTATATTATCGCTTGCATCTCTTACGTTTGTAACAAGTATATTTGTTGTTGCATTATTTGCATTATTTGAAGATAGTCTAGGATCATTTTGAGTTCTTGCAATAAGTTTATTTTCGTATTGTAAAAATGCTTCAGGCTTAATATCTTCTGTTCCTAATCCACCTACTGGTGTTGCATTGCAGATTATTGTTCTATCGTAAACCCAGTCTTTTTTAGGTTGACCATAATCACCTTGTGTAAGAATTGGAAAGTATACATCAGCCTTCATTGGATACATAAAGTCTGTAACTTCACATGAGTTCATTATAAAACTCCAGGACGAACAATATTATCAACATATTTAGACAAAATCTTGTCTACAATAATATTTCCAGTACCCTCAATCATTCTCTTGTCGTACTCAATTTTAAATTGATCAGTGCTGTAGTTTTTGACATATCTCTTATAATAGTCTAGTTTGCCACATTTAATATCATTAATTAATAACTTTGTTGCATCTTGAATGTCAATAGGAACTACTTTATACCCTGTTTCTACTAAGAAAATATAATCTGTGCCTTGTGGAAATCCAACACCAGCAGTGATAGTTTGAACATTTCCGCTATCTTCTGTATCAAATATTGCAAATGAATCTGATGACGCTACAGGAATTCTTGAAGGACGTCTCTCTGCTCTATTAAGAGAGTCTGTTGTCTGTACTGGGTCTTTTGTAATTGCAGTCTTATCTTTAGTAATTAAATAATTATAGTCTCCCAATGCTGGACCATCTGCATCATCAATGTCATAGACTAGTTCTGCATTTTCATATGCTTTTAATATTTTATGTGTTCTATCCCAAAGCGGAATATAATCCGTTTCTTGTCCAACTACTTCAAGATATTTGCGCTTGTAATAAAAACCATCAACTATTGTATCAATAATTGCTCTTGCCAAAGACTCATACTCTTTATATTTAGCAATATCTGTTGCAGATGTTTCACCATTTGCAATTGCTAGCGCTGTTGGATCTACATATGGTCGTTCAATTTGTAGGTTATCTTCAACTACAATGTCGCCACGCTCTCCATTAATATCTTCGTATATAGTTACTGCATAGGACTTATCATATTTAATAAAGTCTCCGCTTAGTTCAAATGTTATTGTTCCTTCTGATGATGATGTTAAGCCAGATTCTCCGCTAATAAATTCTTCAATTTCTGTTTGTTCTGGTACATCTTCAACAACAAGAATATAGTCTGCTGTCTCATCTGGCACTTTGTAAGTTACAGAAAGCGGGTATGGTGGTAAACGGAGTATTGTTGACATTAATCTTTACGGTAATAAGATGCTAATTCTTCAGGTGATGCTATTCGTACCAGCCTGTGAGTTAGCCACTTTTCCGATGCCTCCTTTGACACTATGTTATACCCCACTTTTAATGCGCCTAGGTTATCCATGTGAAGGTTTTTGTCTGAGTATAAGGCTACCTTATTTATTAGGTTTTCAGCCTTGTCTGCTTCTTCTACACGCTCTTCTTTATTTTCTGGTGGAAACCAACTAGCAATAATTTCCAAAATTTCAAGTTTAGTACTTGCGTCAAATAACTCTATATTATTTTTTTTAGCATATGATTTTAATGCTAATACACTTTTAGTTGATAATTCTTCCATTGTTGTATTCATAATTCTCCTGTACTCCATTGTAATTATACCATCAGAATAACAATAAGGAGGACGGTTTTTATACCGCCCTCCCTAGTACGTGATTGTTATATTTTAGGAATCAGCGCTATCTGAGTCAACATATGCGACTGCATCTAGTTCTTCCCATTGAATACCAAAGCGTACGAATACTGTGTATTCAATTGTGTCTTTCTTTGGCTTGTATTCACGGTTTACAGTGATGTCTCTCTGGAAGCCCCATACACGGTTCTGAGGGAATGTTAAATCAACATAACCTGCAGGATAGTAAGGAACCTCAAGAACATCTACACCAAGTACACGAGTTGTACGTGAGTTACCTAGTGTCTGTGCTCCACCATCAAGGAATTCTTGACGATTTGCTTGTGTGCTACCAATACGATCAGCAAATGCTGATGAAATGGCGTCTGCAAGTGTACCGTTGTTACGAACGATACCAGCAAATGCATCAGTACCTGCGTAGAACTTTAGATTGCTCTTAAGTGCACGATACTTGCGAGGCATTGCTAATAGCAAACCTTGCATTACTGATGTAGTGTAGTTATTGTCTGAAACTGTTGCAGCATATTCGTGAGCAGCATTTCCTACTGTTCCACGAGTTTGCTTTACGAATCCTGCCATAATTGAAAGGAATGCGTCTGCACCTGTTCCAAGACCGTTGATAGCAAGATCTTCAATATCGTTTGCGAATGCATTTGTCATCAAGCGTACTAGATGATCTTCAAGTGCACCACCTTCAATATTGTCTTCAAGTGCTTCAGTTGATACTTCCCAATCAAGACGAATCTTTTTGGTGGTTAATTCAACTTTTGTAAAGGTTGCGCCAGTGTTTGTATAATCAGGTGCTCCTTGTGCAGCAGCACGAATTACACGCTCTCCAACGTTTACTTTCTCAATTTCCATGGTGTTTGCTCTCATGGTGACACGACGGCCATCCTTAGCGAGAACTGTTGCATCCCATACGTAGTCAATAAAACGACGTGCTTGCTCTGGGGCTAATATACCGCCTGCAGAACCAGTTGGGTTTACTGCGTTTGCTCCAGTTGTTACACCAAAGCCTGCAGTAGCAGTATTACCAAGTTGTGATCCTACAGAAGAACCTGCAGAGTTTAAACCTGTTGCACTACCAACACCACCTGATACTAATGAGCCTGCTGAGTTGATTTCAGCGCCTGCACTAGCACCTGGATAATTTTTTTCTAGATTTGTGTTTTGTTCCGACATTATTTTTCACCTCCTAGTGATTTTTACCTTAGTTAAATAGGTCGGCATTTGTGAGGAAACGACCGCCCCATAGGGATTTTTGAACCACTTGTGGTGATTCCTGCACGATCTCGCCTAGATCGCCAGACTTGCGGAAAGCAGTGTCTTGTTCTACAAGATCTACTCGCTTGCCAAACTCGTTAAAGTTGCTCTTAATACCGTTAACATCTGCTGTTACTGCATCAAGAGATTTTGTTACTGCTGTTACCTTCTCATTAAGAGATTTGATAGTTGCAGCAAGATCGCCAAAGGCATTAGTAAGAGAAGTATTAATTTCTGAAACTGCCTTAGCAACTTCTTCTTTAACATCTGCAATAGACTTTTCCACTGCATTCTCTACCTCAACTGCTGCTTTTACAACAGTAGAGTCTGCACTAGCGCCATCTGATTTAGCAACAGCAAGTTCTTCAACTGCTGGTGCTTCCTCAGCGACTGCAGGGGTTTCTGTTGCTTCTGCAACGATTGCTTCTGCTTCTGCAACAACTGCTGCTTCTGCATTTACCTCTGCTGGCTGTGCCTCTGGAGCAACCTCTGCATTTTCAACTGCAGTTTCTACAACTGCTTCTGTTGATTCTGTCATTGGATTTACCTCCTTAGTAATCTTAATTGTATTAATGCCTTTAGCACTATCAACTAAGAATTTTATCATTTCTGCGTTATCTTTATCATTCTTTTCTATAAAACCAATATTTTGCATTTTGTTTCCAGTTACTGGACTTGTTACTGAGTCAGACTCCGATACCATAACAATACCGTTTTCTGAATCCCAAAATACGTTTTCAATTTCTGTCTTTGATAGGTAACCTTCAACAACATTTTGACCATTTACTTTTTCAATAGACAGAATATTTGCAAATTGATTTGCTGGATTATCTACAAGAGATAGTTCATGTAGTTCATAAGTTTTAATTACACGAATTGTTTTATCAATCTTCTCATCATAAGCATCATCCCAAGTTTTAATGTTACCGCCAATTGAAAAACCAGTATATGTTCCGTCTAATACTTTTTCCCAAGCATCTTGTGCACCTTTAGAAACATAGGCAGACACATAAACTCCGCTATAAAACTTCTTATCGTTAGGATCAAAGTACTTATCTTCTTTAAATGAAACAATTTTTCCTACAGCACTTGGCTGATGCATTTCACGAAGATTACCACGGAAATTTTTAAAAGCCTCTATACTAGACTCTGTCGTAACAATGTCACCTTGACGATCAACATTATCAAGCGTAGCAAAGCCAGACACCATACGGCGTTCAACGTCTACTTTTCCGATGGGCATTGAAAGGCGAACATTGTTGCCTTTAGTTTCCCAATGAGCCTTGTTTGTTAACATAACGTTATAATTATAGCACCGCTTTATAGCGTTTTCTCAACTATTGAGACGATCTACCTTCACCTTGTGGATTTCTTCCAGAGATAGTTGTAGATGAGTCAGAATTATTATTTGTTCTTTCAGAATCTCTTTGACGAGTCCCTGCCAAATTTGCTCTAGCATCAGTTGCTTGTCTTGGAGACATAATAAATGGATTATCCCCATCTGACCTTTGTGGCAAGTCTAACTTTTCACGAGCCTCATTTGGAGTCATAACCTGAGTCTTTACATATCTTTCAAGAATTTGAGATTGTGCAATTTCATCAGTTAGGGTTAATTCATTAAACTTAAGTTCAAGAATATCTGTTTTTTCTTTTATAATCTTATTGACAATTTTTTCTAAATGTCTTTGTGCTGGACGAGACACTTGCTCTTTAAATGTACGATCTTGAGATAATGCTGCTGCAATACCTGCAGAATCTGCACCACCAAGTTTTGAAATAGGAACCTGATGGGCAATTAAAATATCATCACGATTTTGTTTACGATACTCTTTAAATGATCCCTCTTGGATGCCATTTTCAATTGGCTCCATCTTAAATTCAACCTTATTACCATCACTATCTCCAGGAAGTGGAATATACAGAGTTCTGTGTGATTGAGCCTTAAGTCCAGTCTGTAAGAATCTAAACATTTTGTCTTCAGCGTCGCCTGATAGTTTTGCACCCTTTAAGGTTACTACGTATCTTGGGACTGCCTTGTTTTCAAAATAATCAATGTTGTATTGAGATGCTAGTTGATCTCCAATTAAAGATGGCATTGCTGCAACAATATCTGGAATACCATAAAATGTGTTTAAAGGAGAATATTCTTTAAGATGAATAATCTCATTTGGCCTTGGGTCTGTGCCCATAGGATTTGCATTCTTTGCACCAAAGTTTCTAAAATAAACTACCTTTTGACCAATAATTTGAATAAAACCATCACGTAAACGACGTACACGAACAGTCGTTGCTGGAATATGTCCAACATATCCAATATCTCCAGCAACAGTTCTACCTACTTCAATAAATCCATTACCAGTTGCTTGAAGATCTGTATATACCTTTTCCATAGTCTTTGTAAAACTATCATCATCATTTAAACTTTCTAGCCAATCACGTAATTGAATCTTGGCTCTTTCAATACGATTACGAGCACGATCTACGGCTGCTTGATCTTCATTCATTTCAAACCTTAACATCGTTCTATCTGAAATATCAAAGCGGTATCCAAGACCTACAACATTTTCTACCTTAGCATCAATAGCAGCATGGTTAGCAAATGATGTGTCATAGAAGTTTGCCAGTTCGTACATGTTATATGGTGGAGTAATTACATCAAATAGTCCGTAGCCATTTCTATATACCGTGCCAGGATTAATCTGTTTTGAACTTGCATCTACTCCTGAAGGTGTAACGTTTGCTGCATTTAAATATGCCTGATTTGTTTCTGGGCTAATGTATTTTGAAAGATTACGAGTTGTTCTGCGACGAAAATTTTGATCTAAGCCAGAATAATCTTTTAAGTCATCCCAACTTTTATTAAATGGATCTTGATGCTTAAAAGGACTTTCTTCTTTAGTTTGGGTATTAAGACCTGCACGAATGTATTCTTCTTGGTCACTCATTTACAGCGTCCTTTCCATATTTATCTAATGTTTGTTGTGCTGCATGCCAAGCACCCAAGTCATTCATTGAAGGAATTAATCCTTCTCTCATTCTCTCTTTTTGTTCTGAATACTCTTCTTCGCTAATTCTAGTAAGTCCAGGAACAAACACAGCCTTGCCCTCACCATCGTCTCCATAGTGCATAGCAACTTTTCGTAACTCTGCAATCTTAGATAAATCTCCACGATCTGCAGGAATATTTAAAATTGAACCACTATCGTCTGTAAACCATTTACCATTAGACTTTTTGTATACATAAAGGCCCCAGTCATAATGTTTATCTATGACCTTACGACGAACATTTTTTACATAAGGTTGACCAGTTTTTGGATTAATTAACGATTCCATAACCATAAGTATAGCAGACTATACTGGTGTTGATACAGTGGTTGACCATTCTACGTCTTTATATACCTTCATTTTTTCAGCCTGGTATATTAAACCCTCTTCATCATCAACAATAATTTTATTTGTTCCTATATATGTTTTGTAAATGTCAGATGGATTAATATTATAAAATTCTGATGATCCAAGGACTAACATTCCTTCCCAAGTATAGTTATTCAACCAATATTGCCAATCAAAAACAGTAGTTCCGTCTGTTAATACCTTAAACCATGGATTTAAGGTAGTACTTTGAATTTCTTGTATGCTACTTGCCTGGTAATAAGCAATATTATTAAACAGGGCTGGGCCTGTAAGATTTATATTTCCAAGATATGAACTAAAAACAAGGGAAGTTAAAAATGAAATTCCTATTGCAGACCAGTCTTTTAATGATAAAACTGGCTCTCTAACTAAACTACCATTTAAATAAAATGCAACTCCATTATATGGAACTCCATTTTCATTTAAAACAAATACCCTACCCCTGTTTAAGTCTGTACTATTAGCCTGTAGGTAAAATTTAAGAGTTCCGTCTTTATGATTAATTTCAAAAATCTCAGTAGCCGTTGTTGGAAATTCTTCTTTATTGTAATTCATCCATAATTGCATAGCGCTAACTTTATAATTTGTTGCTAACTCTTTATTAATAGGAAGAGATAGCCCACGATTTTCAAGAATATTTAATTCTCCACGAACCTCAATTCCAGAAGTTTTTGTTAAATATAAATATGGCATACTTTCTTTATATATACTAAATGGATTTTTAGACTTATAGTTATAATAAATACCGTTCTTTTTATAAGGTATAAGGTCTACTCCAAACCTGGTACCTACTGGATTAGAAGAGTTATCGTTTAATGCTTGAGAGGCAAACTGTAACCTATTTAATAATATTGGTTTTGTTAAAATACCACGACTATCAAACTCAAGACTATATACAATTGCAAGAGTATTAAAGTCTTCAGTCTTTATAGGATAAATTAATGTATTATTTAAAATTTCAAATCTTGTTGTTTCCCAGTCTTCATAATTTGCCATATCAAGAATTTTATATTCATTTAGTTTTTGCTCATTAGCAAAAGAAGTTGGAATGTTTGCCCCATCTTCAACATATTGAAAAGTAGCATAACTTTTTATTTGTGCTCCAGTTGTATCATAATAATATCCAGTGGCACCAGACTCTTCAACCAACGTAGTAGTGGTTGGATATCCTAAGTTAAATTGAATAAAGTCTAAATCATAAAACTTTTGACCATTGCTATTTTCTACAAATTGACCAAAATAAGAAAGAGGTAAATAGTCTTGCCAATACCCAGAAACTCCAATATCTAAGAAATATTTTTGATATGCTTCTGATGGCAAAAGAGTATAACTGGCAGTATGATCAATCAGTGTTTGTCCATCTTCTAAAACAATAAATCCATTTTCATCAAAGTTATCAGAAATCTTATTAGAATTTAAAACTGTAGATATTCCAATAGAATAAATCCTGCCTGTAAACGCATACTCTCCAGAATCGTCTCCAGCCACATACATCTTTAATGAACTTTGATTTCCAAAAAATGCATTTACATTGCTATTGCCGTTAGAAAGTGTTTCAATGTTTATTCCTACCGCAAAAAGTTGATTAGCACTAATAGGATCTGATGTAAATAATAACTCTATTTCATCATTATAAGACAAAGAGTATTTAATTTCATCTGCGTCTTTTGTTATTAAAAAATAATTATTAGTATTTAAAGGATTATATATTTTAAATAATATTTCTTCAGAAGATAAGTTATGTGAACTAAAAACACCGTAGAAACTGTTTGCCTCATTTGCTAGTGGATTAAATCTATCAAAATTTATATAGGAGTCTATAGCGTTCCAAGTGTTATTTGGTCTAAATGATAAAAATTTATCAGAAATAACTGGGCCAGACTCATTATCTTGAATATCTTGATTATCACTATATAGTTCTTGTAATGTTTTTGTTCCTATAAATATTTCAGGTAATGAGTATGTTGGAGTTCTTAAAGTTGTTTGAGTTGTTGTTAAGTTATCAAAAGTACCTTGATCCCATCCAGCAAAATCTGGATAATTATAATTTGCTGTGTAATTAGCAAATGGATAATCTATAAAAGCGGTTGTTCCTCCGTATGCAGAGTTAATTCCTTCTGGTGATATAACTCCTTGTCCATAAACCCATCTACGTTTTGCCACGGTAATTGGAACTTGATAAGAATAAATTGCAACACAATCAATTTCAAAAGGATATACATCTGTGCTTGCATAAAAACCTAACCAGTCTTGACTATCTCCAACATTATCAAGTTCATCTGGTAAATTTAAATTATCTGTATCTAGAGATAAAGATAAAACCTCTTCTCCATTAACCAATAATGATGCTAAATTTCTAATAATACGAATATGAATAAGCATTGGTCTAAACCATTCACCAATAAAATGTGAAGCAAACTGATCTCCAATAACTAAAGTTAAAAATCCATCTTCAACATATAATCCATCATCTGACGCAATAGGTCCAAATATTTTAAATGGTATAGAAGTATTTGCCAAAACTCTCATCCAAAATTCAACGGTATATTCGTTATATTGTCCCTTTTTATTTAAAAATCCTTTGCCTGGAATTATTAAAGATGCACCTCCTGTTGGCTGTATTCTTGTTACACCACTTGCTCCATAAACTAATGGAATTCCAATATTTTGACAAATTAAACGACTATCTGCAAGATAATATCCAGAATCTTCGGCAATTCCGTATGCTTGTGCTTCTACTGCAGTTGATCCACCATAAACACTAACTGAAGAAGGAATAGTTGTTGTAGTAGTTCCATTTAAAGAATATGTATTAAATTCTTCATTCCATTGGCCAAGAGTAATGCCATTAAAATAAAATTGATTGTCTTCTGGGCCTGCAGATCCTTCAAAAACTTTAACCTTAATAACAATTCTAAGTTGTGCAGAAACATTTGGTATTTCAAATGTCTCAGAAATAAAACCCCATCTTTGATAAAGTGTAGTTGTAAAAGTTTTTAAATTTTGAATAACTGCTGATGTACTTGGATCTGTATATTCATATCCTATAGAAACACTTTGTAAAAAAACACTATTAGAATAAAAATAAGATCCAACAGTAAAACTTCCAAGTTCTGCTAATTCATTAAAATTAAGTAGGTTTGGACTTATAAATGAAGACTCAAGATTTTCTGATATTGGGACATCTACCTCAACTAACGTCATTGCACTGTCAGGAAATGGCTCATCAAGTGAACTAGATTCTAAAGTTGCTGTTGCATCATTTACAGTCCAAGAATCATATATTTGACGTTCTGATTCAGAAATAAGGCTAAGATAATCTAGTTTGTCATCTAATGCCCATAAAACTAGCGGGTGCTCAGAATATATTTTTTCTGCATATAAATTTGATGGGTTAGACATTTTTCTCCTATACCCTTATTATAGCAGGGTAGAGATTAATTTCTAGGAATCCACAACTTTTCATTACCCTTGTTATGATACCTTGCCATTACGAAAAGTAAATCTGATAGCCTATTTAAATATTTTGCAATGTTTATATTTATGCCTTCTACCTTCCAGACCTCTCGTTCTGCTCTTCTCACAATAGTCCTTGCATTATGAAGAGGACCTGTAGGCAAAACAAAAGAGTGAAGTGGCTCTAAGTATTCATTGTAATCATCAATTATGTTTTCTAGATAAACAATTCTATCTTCTGATATTGTTATTGTTGGGGCACCAGATAACTCTGCACCAAGATCAAATAGATCGCTTTGGATTCTATCTATGATGTCATTATGATATTCCGTGGCCATTCCGATTGCAGAGTTGGCCTCATCTACTGCGCCAATTGCCTCAATTAAAGAACTGCTTTTGTCTATTCTTTCATTTGTAGCAGTAGAGGTTTTTCCATCATCTCCAGTTTTTGTGTATATGCGAGTTAAATGAACCATTAGTGCCCTGTCAAAGAACGCCAAATATCAACAGTTATTTTATTTGCTATATTTAAAAATACAAGCATAGTTACTAATTGAATAATGTTTTGAAAAGTGTTTGATTTCTTTTTTTCTTGTGGAAGAAAAATAACATTATCTAAAACTTTATGTTTTAATTTCATGGAAACACAACCTTTCCATTGTCAGCCCAGACTAGACCGATTGAATCTCCTGGGTTTAAATATTGTTGATCTATTGCAAGTTGTCCCCATCCCCATTCTTTTCTAGGAAACGGAATAACTTGTTTTTCTTTTACAATTATTGCCCAATAGGCATTTGCAGGTGGCATTTCTTCACAAGACTCTACTTTTGAATTTGGCAAACCATTTACTCTACAAACAACTCCTAAGCCATACTTCTTGGTACCCTCTATTTCTAAATTTGCTTTTCTTAAAACATCTAAAGCAATAATTTTATTAGATGATTCTATGCATTTAGTTAATTTTGTTTTATTTTCTAATGAGCCATAATCAACATATAAATTTATACAACTGCTATCTGTTTTATTTATGCCTTGCAATCCAACAAAGGCTAACACAATAATTGCTAATGATATTAATGTTCTTTTCATTTATTCCCCCTTAGTATAATTTTATCTCACAAGCGTCTGTACTGCAATAGGCTTCACCTTGTGCTTCTAGATTTTCTACACCATCATAAATTGCAGACCAATCAATTTTGGCAATTTTACCTACATAAGAGTTATATTCTTCTCTTGTAATATTATTATATGGTTGTTGAGGAAATGTTTCATTGCCCATTGGTAAAAACGAAACAGCCTTTAGTTCACCTTCATAAAGATGCAATGCTGGAGCAACATGTTTTTTCTCTGTTTCTTTATCAAAAGATAGAGTTACAGAAACTCCATTATCAGACCAATACTTTTGAGCAGTTGCTGCCAAACCAATCTTTTCAAAAAGACTTACATCTTTTTCAGAACGGGAATGTCCAGATGCTACTGGGAAATATACTACTGAAGTGTTGGCAGAAACTAAATCTGCTTCAACTTTATACCCTGCTGCTTTGAATAAATGAAGCATTGGATCTGTATTTCCAAACCTTATAGCACGTAGATAAAATGCTCCTCCTGGACCCCAGTGAACTCCTGGTGTTGCACCAGAAAGTAGTGAAACGGATCCTGAAGGTTTGACGGTAGTTACACGAATTGATTCACGTACACATAGCCATTCAGAGTATGAATGATCGTATGCTTTAATTTTTTTATATCCTTCGTCCATCCATTCACGAACTGCTGGCATACCTTTTGTATCTGCAAAAGATGCAATACCAGTTAAAGATGTTCCAATACGACGATTACGTTGCATAATACCATTTGTATTTTGCCAATGTGTTGGCATCAAAGTTACAGTCTTTCCATATAGATATGCAAACTTTAGTGTACGAAGAAAATCTTCTTTATCTTCATGACGATTTAAGTGAACCTCTACTAATGTACATAGTTCGTATGATTCTAATGGTTGTTCTGCACATGGATTAAAACCCATTACACGATAATCTTTTCCATCTGGTGCATCTGCAAGTCTTCCATAATTACGAGCAACATCAAGCCAAATAAATCCTGGCTCTCCATTGTCTGCAATTAAATCAACATAATCTTCATAGTTTGTTCCAACTTCTGCAGCAATAGAGTTATTAGACATCCATGCCCATCCTGGATTTTCTGGATCATATGAGTTACGTTCTGGAAAAACACTTGCATTTTTTAAATTACTAAAATCTTTGTCTTCTGCATTTCCTAAAGCAAGAGTAGCAGAACGACGAACATTTCCAGAAACAACGCAGGTACCAATAAGGTTAACAATATCTACTATTGCACGAGAATCAAACTTTTCTCCTGCTCTAGATCCTACAACTTTTGTAATACGGTTATGTAAATCTATTAATGGTCCTGGACCACTGGCTACTCCGCCAAAACCTTTGATAGGCGCTCCTAAAGGTCTAATAAGGTCGTATGTGAAGTGTTGTATGGGTTGGTTTGGACGAAGGTATGAGTTTATTAATAATCTTATAGACTCAACCCATCCTTCTCTAGTATCAGGAATTTCATATACTGAAGGTGGTTCTGTTGGAGCATAAATTAACATTTCTTTTTCTTGTCCAAGAGTATCAAACCCTACACCTATGCCTAACATTAATGCATCCATTACCCAAGCAAATAAGGCTCCTGGATCATTACGATCAATATCACGAGTAGATACCATTGCACAATTTTGCAGGGCAGCAGAGTTACGTTTGTCCATAGTCATTGAAGTTCCAAAAGCCCATAGGCCACGTCCTGGTGGAGTCCATTTTAACTCAAACATTCTTTGAAATGCCTCTTGGGCAGACTTTTGAGCCTTATTGTCATTCCAGGGCAAACGATTTTCTTTGGCATGATTTTTTTGAACTGAATACATACCCTCAATTACACGCTTACAAACTTCATACCATCTTTCTTTTGTACCGTCCTCTTTCATGCGAGAGTAGGTTCTTATAAAAGTTATCTCTCCTAAAGAGTTAGATCCTGCGTCTGAAAATCCAAATGGTGCAGGAACGTCTTTATATTTTGCTACAAAGTCGTCTAATAAACGGAAAGAAAATGTATCTGACATGAATTTTTTGCCTCTCTTGCATAAAAAAAATGAAGTGCTTTAAGATTTAACAAGCACTCTCATATTGTAGCACAAAATTTAAAACAAAAAAAATATTTTTAAACGTAAATTATTAACTATAAAGATATAGTTAATAGTTAGTGCTTTACTTTTTTAAAAGTACTAATTAAAAATTAAATGATTACTTTTATTTTAATTAAGTACTATGCACCAATTAGCATTAATTCGCTAAAGGATGCTCCACCGCCACCAGCAGTTGACCAAGAAAGTGTTCCAGATCCATTTGTTGACAACACCTGACCACTTGTTCCATCTGCGCTTGGAAGTGTCCAAATTCTGTTTGTTGAAACAGTTCCTGGTGCCTTAAAACCAACATAGTGACTTGAGTCTGTATCTGCTAATCTAAGTTCTGCTGTAGCATTAAGAGTAAATGCTGTTGTGGCTACTGCACTTGCTAATGTTTTATTAGATAATGTTTCAGTATTATCAAGAAGTGAAACTGTGCCAGTTGCATCTGGAAGTGTTAATGTTCTATCTGCAGTTAAAGTTGTTGGTGTTAATATTACTTCCCAGTTTCCAGTACCTCCAGCACGACCACGAATTTCAACACCATCTTGTGTAGATGCTGCTCTAGCAAGCACTCCACCACCAGTAGTTGTTAAAGATGTGCCAGTTGCAGCACCAATATTTGGTGTTACTAAAGTAGGCGTATTAGCAAATACTAGAGCGCCAGAGCCAGTTTCATCTGTAATTGCAGAGGCAAGATTTGCAGATGATGGAGTTCCTAAAAATGTTGCTATTCCAGTACCAAGTGATGTAATTCCTGTACCACCATTAGCAACTGGAAGAGTGCCAGTAACTCCACTTGTTAAAGAAACATTTGTAATTGTATTATTTGAACCATTAATAGTTTTATTAGTTAGAGTTTCTGAACCTGCAAGGGTAGCAAAATCTCCATCGCTTAATGCAGTATTAAACTGAGCCGTAGTACCACTAAGTGTATTACTTGTAAGATTAACTGTTTTATTTGTGAGTGTTTGAGCAGTATTTAAATCTACTGTAGTTCCAGTATTAATGCTAAATGTTGTACCAGTTAGGGTTAATCCTGTACCCGCTGAATATGTGCCAGCACCAGAGAATTGAGTAAACTCAATATTGTCTGATCCAATTGCTGTAATAACGTTGGTTTGAGTCCAACCTGTTTTACCATTTACTGTTCCAGCCTCTACGAAAATAAAATCGCCAGCATCTACTTCTGGAGTAGAGTCATAATCTGTTGCACGAGATGGTGCTCCTGATGCTGCAACTACGTAAACACCGTTTTCAGTTTTATCTGTTTGGTTCTTTACAAGAATGCGATTACCTGTTGCAAGAGTTACTCCATCAAGTGTGTCACCATTTTCAACAGCACTTGCTAATGTAATATTTGCTGTAGTGGCAGCCTGAACTGATGCATGAACATTTAGTCCTGCTGTTGCTGCATCAACATATGCCTTTGTTGCTGCATCTGCATCTGCTGTTGGGCTTCCAAGACCAGTGATCTTGCTTGTACCCATTGCAATTGCACCTGTCATTGTACCGCCAGATAGAGATAACTTACTTCCCAAATCTGTTGTTAAATTAGAAATTTTAGATTGAGCAATTGCTGCTGATGCATTAATATCTCCATCAACAATTGTTCCATCTGCAATCATGGTGGATGTTACTGTGCCTGTATCTGCTGCGGTAACAGCAGTTCCTGAAATCTTAGTCTTATCAATAGCAGCAGAAGCGCTAATATCACCATTAACTATGGTTCCGTCTGCAATCATTGTGCTTGTAACTGTTCCAGTATCACCAGTAGTTACAAAGTTAGAGTCTGAAAGAGCAGAATTAAATTCTGATGTAGTTCCAGTTAATGTATTGCTAGCAAGAGAAATTGACTTATTTGTAAGGGTTTCTGTTTTTGATTCTGTTGACTTAGCATCTAACTGTGTTTGAATTGCTGAAGTTACACCATTTAAATAACCAATTTCGGTGTCAGATACATCTGCTACACGAGCCTGAATTGTTGTAGTATCTACTGCTAAAGTTAATGTATTTGCTGAGTCATTATAAGTTTTTGTTATGCCAGTACCTGCAGTTAAAGCATCGTTAATAGCATCTTGTGAAAGTTCTGCTATATCAGATGTTAAAGCAACTGTGCCTGTAGCATCTGGAAAAGTAATCGTACGGTCAGCAGTTGGATCTCCTGCTGAAAGTGTTAATTCATAAGAATCTGCTGTAGAGCCTTCCATTGTAATTGTTGAAGTAAATACACCAATATCTGTAATATCTGAAAGATTACCAGTTGTAATAACTGTACCACTAACGTTTGGAAGAGTAATTGTGCGATCAGCAGTTGGATCTGTTACTTGAAGAGTAGTTTCATATGAGTCAGCGGTAGCACCCTCAAAAATAATGCTTGTACCAAAAGCAGGATTAATAGTAGAGTTAATATCAGCAAAATAGTCTAGATCAGCCCAGTGATTTGTACCATCACCAATTTTAAATTTATTTGTATCTGATTCCCAACCCATTTCACCAGCATTTAATATTGGATTTGCTGATGTCCATTGTGCTGCAGTACCTCTGCGTTGTTGCATTCTGGTTGCCATTTATTACTCCTTATACCTAGTCATATTATAACAGATAATTAGTTAAAATTATCTATTGCTATCCCGCCATCAAATGTTGATTCAAACTCTGATGTATTATAAAACCCTGCACTTACAAGAACTCCAGGTTCATTATATGCTCCACCACTAATAAATGTACTAACAATTAATCCAGTTCCATCAATTGCTGTATCATGAATATGGTCTTGTAGTGTTTCTGCATCTTCAAGTGTTGCAATAGCAATCCACTGTGATCCATAATAAATATGTACACGCTCTGTTAATGTATCAAACCATAAGTCTCCAACTTCTGGAGAAATTGGCTGTGTTGTTGGAACAGTTGGTGTACCAACAGCAGTATCTACATAAAGTTTTGTTGCTGCATGTTGATTTTGAGTTGGAGTGGCAACTGTGACTGTTGATCCAAAAGTACCGCCTTCGGCTACGTTAATGCCATGCTTTACTCTAAAGTCTTTATTTACGGTTGCCACGTTCCGACCTCTATTCTAATTATGCTTCAATATATGTTTTGCTTACCTTTACAGAAGTACCTGCTGCAGTACCAGTGATTTTTAGACGAACATTGCCACCATTGTAATCTGCGTCGGTAGTTCCAAGAACAGCGTTGCTAAATACATCTGCATATTCTGTTAAGTAAACATTGTTATTTCCATCTATAGCAACAAGAACTTCAATTACTTCAATATCATTATCTTTTTTCATTTGAACAATGTATTTAGCACTTGAGTATGTTGTTGCAGACCATGTATCAATTACTGTTGCTGAATCAGAAGCAGTTCCAGTAGCAGTACCAAGTAAAGCATCTGTAAGTGTTACAGATCCTACATTAACTCCACTAAATGTTGGTGTTGCAGTTGAATTAATATCTTGTGGTGTAGATAATGTAACTGATCCAGTTGAAGCAGATACTGATATTTGATTTGCTGTTCCAGTAAGACCTGTTACACCTGAGTTAGAAATTGCACCAGTTGTATCATTATATGAAAGGCCTGTTCCTAGGGCATTTCCAATAGCATCCTGTGCACGTTCATCAGTAAAGTACTTGTTTGTAGATCCTTCAGAAACATCATCAGTTCCAAGAGTGCGACTTCCACCAAGTGATACTGATGTACCATTGATAGTAATTGCTGAATTTGTTAAAGCATTATTTGGAATGTTTGTAAGTGTGTTTGTTGAACCACTAATTGATTTGTTTGTGAATGTTTGTGAAGTAGACAAATCTGCAGTAATTGTTGTATTAATACTAAATGAATTTCCAGTTAGTGTTAAACCATTACCTGCTAAATATGTTCCAGCACCTGAGAACTGAGTAAACGCAATTTCATCTGATCCTAATGTTGCAATAACATTTGTTTGGACCCAGCCAGTCTTTCCGTTTACAGTTCCACCTTCTACGAAAACAAAGTCTCCTGCATCTACTTCTGGTACAGAGTTATAATCTGGTGCACGATCTGGGGCACCTGATGCTTTAACTACATAAATACCATTTTCACTTTTATCTGTTTGGTTTTTAACAAGAACTCTATTTCCTGTTGCAAGTGTTACACCATCAAGAGTATCTCCATTTTCAAGATCACTTGCTAGTGTAATATTTGCTGTTGTGGCAGCCTCTACAGATTCATGAACGTTAAGTCCTGCAGTTGCAGAATCAACATATGCTTTATTTGCTGCATCTGTGTCTGCTGATGGTGCTCCAAGATTTGTAATTTTGTAACTTGCTAAATCAACATTAGCAGTTGGGGCACCAATAGAGTTTAATGAAAACTCTGTTGGATCTACAGAAATTGCTCCTGTACCATCATCATAATCAAGACCATTTCCTACAGCATTTCCAACAGCATCTTGTGCTCTTTCATCTGTAAACCAAAGATTTACTGGTGATCCGTCTTCAGAAATACTGTCTGTATAAAGTGTTGTTGATGAACCAAGTGAAACAGAGTTTCCATTGATTGTTACAGAACTATTTGTAAGTGATCCATTTCCAATATTTGAAAGTGTATTATCAGAACCAGAAATTGTTTTATTTGTTAATGTTTGACTATCTGATGATCCTACTACTGTTCCAGTTGGAATTGTTTTTTGAGCAGCAGATCCATCAATATTTCCAGAGGCATCTGATAAAACAAAACTAGATGCTGCAATACCAGAAACTGTATTATTATCAACACTTATTGTTTTATTTGTTAATGTATCGCTACTTGATGCAGTAATAAATGAACCTAGATCTGAAGTTAATGCTACAGTTCCAGTTGCATCTGGAAATGTAATTGTACGATCTGATGTTGGGTCAGTTACCTGAATTGTTGTTTCATTTCCATTATTTGTAGCACCTTCAAATACTATTGAAGAGTCTGACAAATAAAGTCCAGAAACAGTTGGTGAGGTAAGAGTCTTATTAGCAAGAGTTTCTGTACCTGATAATGTTGCAAAATCTGCATCAGTTAATGCGGTATTAAATTCTGCAATTGTTCCTGTTACTGTATTTGAGCCAAGGGCAATTGATTTGTTTGATAGTGTATCTGTTGTATCACGAAGAACAACTTGTCCAGTTGCATCTGGAAGTGTAATTGTTCTATCTGCAGTTGGGTTTGTTACTTGAAGTGTTGTTTCATTATCATCTGCTGAAGAACCTTCAAATGTAATGCTTGATTCAAATGTTCCAACTGCTGGTGCTGCTGCCCATTCAATTCCATTTGTGGCTGAGGAATTTGCAGTGAGAATATATCCGTTTGTGCCCGCTGCGAGACGAGTTACGGTATCTGCTGCTGAAGCAACTAATAAATCACCTTTGGCGTCTACTAATGCTTCTGTAAGTATATCGTGGCCATTTACTGTTGCAGTTGATCCCTCAACTACCAGCCCCGCTTTTACTCTAAAGTCTTTTGTTACTGTTGCCATCTTTTATCTCCTAGGTTAGGCCTTTAAACCCATACGCATATAACGTAGAGTTATTGGTGTTATTCCCCCTACTGGGACAACAGTTAATGAAACTGTTCCTCCAGCCCTTGAAACAGAGATGGTGCCAATATTCCCATCATTGTCAATAGTTCCATATTCACTAACGGATACATCTGATCCATCAATTAATATGTTTAATTCTGTAGCATAGTATTTGTTTGCTCCACCCGCTACATATTTAATGGAAATCATATACTTCATTGATCTCCACTCAGAGGCAGAAAAACTATCAAAAACCGTTGAGTTTTCAATACCATTAATTGTTAACTCATTATTGCCATCTGATCCAAGATCTGTAGATCTAGCAGCAGTACTATCAATTAAATCTTCATAGTTTTCTTGCGTAGGTCTATCGCCAGTTTGAAATAATGATTTTACAGTGGTGAGTGATGTCTTTGCCATATCGCAATTATATCATTATATGTTAAAGTATATAGTTATTTACACCAATTATTTGTAAACCAATACCAGGCACGTTTGCATATGCTGGACCAATTCCTATTGTTGCAAATCTAACCCTAAAAGGTAAAACCTCTTCAATTTTTACTGCTCTTGCTTTATAAATTATTTTAGATATTGGATAGCCAACAGACTTTACTAATTTTGCTTTATGATTATCTGTATCAATAATTACAGCAGATGCCATTATGACTCGCTATTGGTTACGTCTTCAATAACTTTCATTGTTCCCCTGGCTACTGTCCAAACCCTAGATTCATCGCTTAATTCAATATCAAAAATGTCACCAGTTTCTAATAATACAGATTCATTTGCTGTAAGAGAAACTGTAAATTCTCCAGCCTCATCTAATTCTGTTTGAACTGGTTCAAGTTCAATAATTAATTCTGCATCATCTGTAAAATCACCAGGCTTTGTATTTGGACGTTTAATTTCCATTGCAATTGTCCAGTCAGAAATATTTAATGGATCTTTATTATCATCTGTTACATAAACACGAAATGAAGCAGTATCTCCACGAACAACCGTCCAAACCACATTTGGTGGTGTTAAACCGACGGAATAAGAACTTGCACCTTGACCTCTAAATGTAGCCATAACTAAATCATTATACCATTAACTAATAATAATATTATAAATATTTTTTATTTTTATGCGGGTATTTGACTCAAGAGGTCAAACAATGGTATAATTAATGTATGCTACCTACTTGGTAGCATTTGTTCTCTAGGAGGTATTTTACAATGAGAGAATCTAATGCTTGGCTAGGGGTATTTACATTAGTTATTTGCAGTACCGTTTTTGTTGGTACAGCAAAGGCTACAAACGAAAATAACTTACTAATTAAAGAGTCTATTAAAACCGCCACCCAGCAGGTGGCTTTTTTGGTTTCTAAAGACAAAAAATTAGAAAAATATGAAAATGCTCATAGTTTAACTGATGAGCAATTAGTTGATATGTTACGTCATGTAGGGTTTGAAGGAAAGGCTTTAAGGTCTGCCTGTGCTATTGCTAAAGCAGAGTCTAATGGTCGTCCTCTTGCCTTTAATGGCAATATAAAAACTGGAGATAGTTCCTATGGTGTATTTCAAATAAATATGCTTGGTGAACTTGGATTAGATCGTAGAGAAAAATTTGAACTAGATTCAAATGCTGAATTATTAAATCCAGTATTAAATGCTCAGATTGCTCTTCATATGACTAATGGTGGGAAAGATTGGTCTGCATGGAGTTCCATAAATGGAAAAAGGTATCAAGAATGGTACAACAAATATCCATGTAAATAAAATTATAAATAAATATACCCCTTAAAAATATTCTAAGGGGTATTTTTATTTATAAAAACTGTTAAATTGGTTATTCTACTGGTGCAATAAATGAACCTGCATTATAAGTATATCCAATTTGAACATTGTCTTCTGAATTAATTAATACGCATGTTGCTTTTGTAACATCTTCTGCTACTGATAAAGAACTTGCAATAATTATATTTTCAACTATATTTTCCGAGTTTAAAACTACAAATTTTGCCATTTTTTTTCCCTTTATCCGTAAATATATACTCTGCCTGGTGATCCACCACCAGGAGAAGTTGTGGTTGAACTAGTACCAGTTACTTTTACTGTTGCACCAGCAGGTGCTCCACTTGGTAAAGATGATGCAAAAGTAACAGATCCTGCAGCGCCAGTGTGGTAATTTCCTTCGTGACCCTGATATCCACCACCGCTACTAGAAGTAACAATAATTCCACCATCAAAAGACGTTGTTCCTCCTGAACCTGTAGTTGATGTTCCTCCTGCACCAACAATAACTTGAACTTGGCCTCCTGGAACCACCTCTACATATCCACTGCCTCTTCCTGCTGGACCTGGTGGGCCTGCTGGACTGCTTGTATTAACAGCAGTTGATCCATCAACAGTTGCATATAGTCTGTTTACTCCTGCAGGAACCTGAAAGTTTCCACTAGAAACATATGTTGCTAAATGTCTTAGTGGTGGTCTTTGCATATTATTAATTGCCATTATGATATCTCCGATCCAAATAGATTAAATGAACATTTTCCATTAGAGTCATAAATTGTAACAACATCAGTTGCTCCTAATGTAATTCCAATTGTAAAGAAATTTGAATCATAGCCACCTACTGTAGTATCATATAAAATATAATGTTTATCGGCCTGTGCTTCGCCAGCAGGTCTAATAGACACACGAATGTTTGAATAGTCATTAGTTGTATTTGTTATAACTAAGGTTGAAACTACTGCTTGAGTTGCACTTGGAACTGTATATAAAGATGTTGCAGTTGCAGCAGTTGGTTTAGATTGTCCTAAAACTTTGTATGTTGTTGGCACTTACGCTCCCATCATTAACATTACCTGGGTTAAGACATCTGGTGCCTGCTCCCATGTAGATATTGTACCATCACTTTTTAGAAATTTTCCTGTTTGTCCAACTGGAGATGGTAAGACTGTTGTCCAACTACCTCCAATATAAATCTGTATTTCATTTATTGTTGTTCCCCCAGAATTTTGTCTAATTAAACATATTGTGCCAGCAGTAGGTGATGGAATTGCTGCATCTCTGGCTGCGGGATTAAGAAAATTATTCATACCTTTTTCAGCATTAAAGTGATCTGCTGTAGTTAAGGTTGATAGATGTGTATGTAAACCAGTCCATTCAAATGTTCCAGAAATATCTGTTTTACCAGAAACTTGATACCAAGTATCATCTGCTAAATTATATACATACGCTGCTTTACCGTCGGAATCAAATGATGTTGGCATTATGCACCTATTTCATCCCAGTTAGAAGTATCGGCATTCCAAACATACATAGTTAATGGACTTGACCCTTTTTCAATCCATATAAGTCCATTTGCTAAATTTGTTGATGGAGCACTTGCTGTATAAACAGAAGTTGCAGCATAATATCCAACACCAGCAGATGAGTCTTTGTCTAACCAAATATATCCGTCTGGAATTGTTGCTGAAAATGCTGTAAAGGCTGCAGCAGTTGGCGCTGTGGTTGATGCTCTTGAAATATCTCTTGCTGCTTCTTCAAGTGTAGCATTGTCATCTATCTGTTCTTGTAAATCATTGATTGTGTGTGCCATTGAAGGAACTAGAAGTTCTGCTGGATCAGTTTCAGCGGTATCAAAATCATATGATCCATAATGATATGCCTTTAAAGCATCTTGAATATTAGCATCATCAATTAATGCTGGAATTTTAGTTGGTACTAAGTTTCCTATATTTTCTACAGCCATTTGGTCACCTCTTTAAAGATTATACCATTTTTATATCAAACTATAGATATAAACAAATGTACCGTTTTGTTTCCAGTAAGTGCTGACCAACTACCACCGCTATATTGGACTGCATCAAAATTTATTACTAAATTTGTACCAGCCCCTGCCAAAGCAGGAATCTCCATTGATGCTGCAATTGGATTTGCTCCTTCAATTTGAAATTGAACATTGAAATTTGAAGCGGTAAGTGGTGAACCACTAACTGTCACTATGTTTGATATTGGAATAGTTATTGATCCTGCACCAGATGTGAATGATACAGTTTCTATCGCAGAGTAAATTGCTGGCTTTACTGCTAAAATTTCTTCCCAAGTATTCCCGCCAGGGGCTGAAACATATTGATACATATACCCGTAATCTGCTCCAGGATCAGTTTGAATATATATATCATTTAATATTAATGTAGTTCCTAATAACACTCCACTTGATGTTTGAGCATTTGGCTCTCCAGAACCAACAATAAATTTATTTCCACGAGTTCCCTGTGGACCAATATCAACTAAAACATCAATTGAGTCTGGTGGTCCTAAAACAACAACATCATCTGTATTAAGTAATACATCAACCATTATGAATCATCTGCTCCAGTAATATCATCTGTTACTGTTATTGTTCCAGTAAGCAATGTATAAACTAGTGTTGCTCCAGAATCTATTTGAACGTCATAGACATATGTCCCAGCAACAAGTTCTTCTCCTGCGCCTGGCAAAATTGTACAAGTTACAGTATCTGCAGATCCATCAACAACTGCTTGCATTTCATACTGAGTTTTGCCTTCACCTCTTGCATTAGCAACAAAAAAATCTGCATTGTATCCTGTTAAGTCAAAAGCATCACCATTTGCAGTTTTAGGACGGATTACAAATTCATACCTATCACCACGGTAGTAATTAAAATTATATGTTCCTGGAAATGCCATTATTCCTCCTATAACATTATACCATTATGATACTGCTATATATATACCTTTTAAAATTACGGAACATTCACTATCTGATCTAATCTCTGGTTTACCACCAAAAGTTTTCATAGTGTTGTTTAAGATATATATGGTTTGGCAAAAAGATAAATCATAGGTATAGCGATACTTTAAATTTCCTAAATATCCGACGGTAGAACTATTATCATCTATACAAAATGTTCTTATCCAAACCTCTGTATTGGTTGAGTAGGTCTCTATCTCTATTTCATATCTTATATCAACCTTTGCCCCAACATTAAAGGCTTTATAGTTTATTTTTCTTGCTGAATCAGTTACAAAAGATACAGAGTTTTTAGGTAGATAAGTTTCAATTGAGTTTGATTTATCTACCTTTAAAAAAAGATCTACCCAACCATCATCATTGCCTCTATCTGGACCTACCCTTATTTTTTCCATATTTAGGCTTTGATAATATGCCCATCCAGGGTATTGTTTTGAAGGACTGTCATAGGCTTCTGCTGTACCGCCAGGCTCTCCACGTTCACCTTTTTGACCTTGCGGACCTTGTGGGCCTGGATCTCCTTTATCACCCTTTGGTCCTTGAGGTCCAACATCACCCTTTGGTCCTGGTATTCCTTGTTCGCCTTTTTCACCTTGCATACCTGGAACAGCAATAAATTCTGTAACTGTATTGGGTTCAATTATTTCTGAATATTTTTTTTTCTTGCTAGGAAATTCCATGCTCTTAGCCATGCAAAAATCCTAACTACTTTATTTTTGTCTTAAAAACCTTTTTGCCAATTTTTATAATTGGAGGTAGTGCGGGTGTAGAAGTAGAAACTTTTACAACTGGCATTATAGACTTCCTCCAGGAGTAACATTTCCAAGAACACATATAGTTCCAACTACTGGTGTCCAAATTGTGTCTTCTTCTCCACTACCTCCAGGAATTGTAACCTTTAAGTCAAAAGGCAATTCTGATACTACGGTTTTATATTGACTTCCCCAGTTTTCCGTAATATCTGCTGCAACTGAAATTGTTACATACCCTGCTTCATCAGTTACGGTTAGTTCGTCAAAAAAATCTCCTGCTGGATCATAGGCTGTAGATAAAAATGTCCAACCGTCTGTATCCCAGTAGGTGGTTTCGTCATCTTCAAAAAACTCTATTTTTAGTGTTGCGCTGTCTCCACGGACTACGGTCCATTGAATGTTTGCTGGCGATGCGCCATATTTTTCTATTGTAGGAGCACACATGATAATTGATTATACCATTAAATAAAACTGGACACCTAGACGCAGTGGGGTGGGGGTAGTATCTAGGTGCCAGCACAAAAATTATAACATTGTATTATTATAAATCGGACATATTATAACAAAACGTTATAAACCAGACAATAAAAATTAATTGTTATAAAATCGTTATATTCAATTTTGTATAAATTGTAAAAAACCAGGGTATAAAAGTGTATACTTAAAAGATATAAAGAAAAAGAATAACTAGCAAGTAAAGTATTTAATATATATTATATATAGTAATTAAGATTTAGAAGATTTAGATTTCTTAGAATTTTGATTAGCGATAAAATCAATCAATATCTCGTATAAATGATCCACTTTGTCGGCGACTCTTTTATGATCTTCTTCCAAGCGATTAACGGAGTCTTTGAGACTTGAGCCAGAATTCGGCTTAAGTTCGTTTAAATAATGTTTTACAAGCCAACGAATTCCACCTGCAACAATTGTTATAATTGTAAGAGATGTAAGAATTAATCCTGCCCAGTCTTGTGGAGTCATAATAAACAAATTATATCACTATTTGAGATTATTCACAAATATAAGAAAACGACATATGAAATTTATCATCTGTACCAAGATTAAATGGAGTATTAAAATCCATTGGTTCATCATATCCAGATCCTGCATGTTGCCACAACGTCATAGCAGAACTTGATGGAGACAAATGTCCTTTTAATGAATAGTGTCTTAATGTTGGTGCAGTATCATGTGCAGATCCGCCGTAAACATCTGTATGATATTTTGATGCAAATGGAAGCGTTAACGAATATTGTCCAGTTCCAAAATTAGTTACAGTAGTAAAAATTACATCAAGTTGCAACATAACCCAATTTCCAATTTTAATATATGATCCTGTTGCTGGTGTTCCAGTAAAAGTAAGTCCAGTTCCAGACCAAGTCGGCGAGTAAGATTGAATTTCAGTAGTTAAGCCACCGACATCACCAAAAGCGGGATGTGTAAATCTTGCCATATTATGGCTCCAAACTGATTTGAATCATTGCGACATTCATAGCGTCAACAGATGAGATAGCATATAAAGCATCATTTGAGGCTAGTTCAAAAGAGATTGAATGGTTTGGCAAAATTCTAAATCCGTAAGATCCTGAAGTGACTCCTTCGCCACCGATATAAATATATCCAGTTGCGTTAACATTTTGGAGTGTGATATCCATTCCTCCGTGTGCGCCTGGTGGCGTCAAGCGAGTAGCAGTAGAATTGCTAAGTGTGACTAATGAATGCGCTGTTGCCATATATTGAGTATATCATTTTTTTTGGCGGGTACTTAGTTAAGCCGAAAATAGAATACCAAACCACTATACGACACACTACGACTGCAAGCAGTCTAATAATGTCAATATGTTGAATATCTATACTTGCTTAATATCCCGACATAGGTTATAATGGATTGTGCTAGATATCATTAAACAAGTCCTGGTTGAAGGTTTGACAGAAAAATTAAAAATACATCACTCCGTATATCGTCTTCCCTGCACTAGTGAATTTCTAGAAGAACTTATATCTACTGTCCTGACTGAGGCGGGGTATAAAAATGATTGGCAGCCCAATAGAAGCCATAGTATCAGCAAGGATATGTCTTTAGAGTCAGGCGAGAGTTTCTCTATCAAATCAGGCGTATATGCAAATAACACACTAACCTTCTCAGGATCTAGGCTAGGCAAGCATGATGGTTTGGATAATATGATAGCCAGTGTTGTAGATAATAGTGCGGATTGGTATGTGTGTCTTGCAAAGAGCGACCAGGATTGGTCTTCTGTACCGTCGCAAAATGAGAAGAAGGTTTATTATTTATTTGTGTTCCCTGCCCAAACCTTGATATATGATAGCAATGTATGGAATAAGGTTGAAACCAAGTCTGGTGGATATAACTACGTTATGGATTCTATAGGTATGTCTGCTAGAATTAATACTAGTATGTCGTCACAATTATGGACCAGTGTTAATGAGTCGCTTATTGGTTCCCCGACAAAATTGGAGATATTATGATTTTTAAGAAATCCGATAAGATACAGTTTATTAGTACTGTTGAGGGTTTGGAAACTATTGAAGAGTGTTTGCCAAGACCTGCTAAACATTTTATACCAGAATGGTTTAAAAATATACCAAATACAAATTCTCTTAGTGTCAAGGCCTGTCCATCTTTTCCAGACTACTTTTCTCAAGGATATATTATTCCTATGTGGTGTGACGTTTCTTTAAAATATGAAAAAGAAATTGGTGCTTGGAGTTGGAATTCAGCACTAAAAGATTTTTCTTGGGATATACATGCACCTTCTCAATTATTAGATTATACAAAAACAAGTTTTAATGGAATAGAATCTCAATTTGTTTTTAAAGCAAACTCTCCTTGGAAAATTATTACACCTCCAGGATGGTCTGTTTTGCAATTACCACTGTTTTATCATTTTAATCAAGAATGGTCGGTGCTGCCTGGTGTAACAGATACAGATATACATCCTATAATTAATCAACAAGTTTTATATCATGGAAATGGAAAAGATGTAATTATAAAAAAGGGAGAACCATTTGTTTTATATATTCCATTTAAAAGATCAAATAAAATAAAAAATGAAATTAGATATCAAACAAAAGAAGATGAAAAAATATTTAAAAAACATAATTTAATTTATGATGGAGAATTTAAACCAAATAGATCATATAGAAAAATGCAAAGAAAAAGAGATAGCCATGTCTAAAAAAGTTAAACCTTGGGATATGATAAATGGATCCCCTAGGGTTTCAGAGGAGTTGGTTAGGCAGAGATTAGATATTTGTCATGAGTGTCCTTGGTTCAAACCATTAACTCAACGATGTAAAAAATGTGGATGTTTTATGAGTATGAAGACGCAATTAGAAAAGGCTTATTGTCCAATTGGTAAGTGGTGAGATATAATGAATTTTATGAAAGAAAAAAATAAAAATTCAATTAATGTATACTGGTCAGCAAATTTTAATAACGAGGAAAGCGATTGGTCATTTTTATATCAAAAACCAATATCTTTGTTTTCAGAATTAAATCAAATAAAAGAAAAAAATAGTGATCATTTTTTAACTTGTCCAGCAGTATCAAATAAATTTAAAAAAATTTTAATATTTAAAAACTCTATTTCAAGTTCTTATACTTATGATTCAAACACAATTATTCCTATAAGTAAAAATTATCTTGGTGTTTCTAAAACAAGAGATAAATCTATTAATGTTGGTCCAATATATCATTTTTTTAATAGTATATTTTTATTTTCAGAAGAACCCTTAGATGTTTTTTTTACACCACCATATTTTCATAAACCAGAACATATAAAATACGGTTCTTGTATTCCAGGTGAATTTAATATAGGTAAATGGTATAGGCCATATAATTTTGAAGTTCAAATGTGGACAAATAGTGGTGAGTTTAATATAAAAGAAAATGAACCATTATACTATGTTGATTTTAAAACTGATAAAAAAATTAATCTTTATAGATTTAATCATTCTAAAATATTAAATAATTATTCTAATGCTTGTATTGGGACTACTTCTTTATTTGGAAGAGGACAATCACTTTTTTCAAGATATAATAAATTTAAACAAACTGGATTAAGAGAAAAAATTCTTACAGAAATAAAGAAAAATTTAATTGATGAAGAGCCTTATAGTTTTTAGTTATTCTTCAAAAGAAATTTGAGTCTCCATAAGTTTATTAAAATCTGGAGTTGTATCACATTCACAGGTATCACAACATTTTTTAGATTTAGTTGTTGTGGTTACGATACTCATGCCTTTTGGAGTATGTCTGTGCCATGGTTCAGGATAACTAGATTCCATATTCCTCCATATATTTTAGTCTTTCGTTATACCGCTCAATTTGCTCAAGGCTTAAACGTTGTTCTACTTCAAGAGGAAGTTCGTCTTGGATAATTTCTCCGTTACCTGCTTCTTCTGGAAATAGGGACTCTTCAAAATTTTCTAAGAATGACATAACTATTCACATTCTGAGCAGTAGTTATCAGTTCTTAGATTATTTTTTTCAACCCAAATAACTTTACCACAATGATAACAAGATCTCATAGAGTATTTTTTTTCTCTACGATCCCTGCGAATTTCTAGTCCTAATGCGTACATATATTTATTTTACCATACTTGAAGAATTTTATCAAATAGTGTATACTATAAATATAGATGGGGGTAGTATGATATTTCACAAACACTTATTAATCAACGCCAGAGTTGAAAAACCTATGAAGACTGAAGGCCAAGCAATGGCTTTCTTAGAAAAATTAGTTGATCGTATTGACATGAAGATTATTAAAGGACCTTTTGCCTCTTACGTTGACAAACCAGGCAATCGTGGACTTACGGCTATTGTAATGATTGAGACTAGCCATATAGCATTTCATATATGGGATGAAGAAGATCCAGGATTAATGCAGTTTGATTTATATACCTGCGGAGAATTGAATCTTCCACAAGTATTATTGGCATTGGGCGAAAACTTTAATATCATTTCTATGGAATATAATTTATTTGACAGAGAAAAAGGATTTGTTCTAGAAGATAGCGGTCATTATCCTAAAATCTGAAAAAATTTTCATTTTACAAAAATCTGAATATTTTTCTGAGATGTACGATATGGATTTAAAAAAATAAAAAATAAAAAAAATAGTGAGCACACTACTCTGACTCTGTGTAGTGTGTCCTATCATAGTTAGCAAGTGTCCCACCATTTTCTAGGTGGGCTTTGCGTCTTAGTTGCTCAGCAGAATACTCAGCCACTATTTATCTTTTCTCATTAGTTTAATAGAATAAATTAATCCAATAGTACCAACTAGCAACCATGTAGGGATTTCTATTGCTACACCATTTGGGTATAGATTGTTAATGTATAGAGAAACGTATTCTAATCCTGCGTAGAATTCCATAATTATTTAACCTCCTCATCTAAATTGTATTGAGCAGTTAGGAAAGTGTTAGCAAATCCTAAAGCCTCAAGCAGAGGCAAATCCTCACGCTTGTATTGTTCTTGTTGAACTTTGCGTAATTCATCTACTAGATGACCTCCGCCATGTTGAGCAACTTGTGCTCTTAACTTATCAAAGTTAATTGTATTCATTTAGT